ATGTTTTCGGATGAAATTAGAGAAAAAATCTTAAGCAAAGAAGAATTACAGAAACTTGACTTAGTGACATTATCTCTCGTTATCCACGCAATTGAAGAAGTCTTGGAGGAGGTAAAAGATGATAAACAATCCTTATCAGACAACACCTATGATGAATAATAATTATATGCCTATGCAGAATCCATATGCGGATAGAATGAACTTTTTGCAAAATTATCAGCAGAGCTTACAACAACAGCCTATGCAGATGAATCAACAACCTATGCCACAGCAGATAGCAGGCATTAACGGAAGAATAGTACAGGCAGTTGAAAATATCAACGCTAACGAGGTCCCTATGGATGGCTCAATGGCATTTTTCCCGAAGCAGGATATGTCGGAGATATATGTTAAGGGTTGGAATGCCGACGGAACAATTAAGACAATTGTGTATAAGCCTTATACAGCCCCTAAAGATAATCAGACAGTAAATCCTATGGCTAATACAGAAAACGCTAAATTTACCCTATCAGACGAAAGCACAGAGCTGTTTATGAATAAGTTTGAAGAGTTATCAGAGAAGATAGGGCAGTTAGAAGATAGATTTGATAAATCTTTAGGAACACAAAGAAAATCTTCAAGAACACAAAGCAAAGGCGGTGATGAAGAATGAACCCAATTAACATTTTTCAGATGATGAAAGCTGGTCCGCAACAATTTTTGCAGCAGATAGCGAACAATAATCAGCTTATGAGCAACCCAATGATGAAAAATACGATACAAATGGCGCAGCAAGGCAATATGCAAGGCATTGAACAAATGGCTAGAAATTTATGTAAGGAAAAAGGATTAAATGCAGATGATGTATTTAATCAGATAAAAAGCAGATTTAATAATTAATAGCATATTAGATGTCTTTGCAAATTACCTGGGTGACATCTTTATGAATAAATTAATGGAGGTAACTAATATGTTTAATTCAAATTGTGCCAGTGTGCCACTTGTTGCAAATATTGATGGCAACAGTAATAACAATGGCTGGGGAGATGGCGGATGGCTTTGGTTCATTGTTGTAATCTTTGCAATATTTGGTGGCTGGGGCGGTGGCTTTGGCGGATTTGGCAGTAATGGTGGAGCATTACAGGGATATGCGACACAGGCTGACATTCAGAGAGGCTTCGATAATTCAGCGGTTATCAGCAAGTTAGATGGCATTTCCAACGGACTTTGCGACGGCTTTTATGCTATGAACAACAGTATGCTCACAGGCTTTAATGGCATAAATACAAACATTATGCAGACAGGCTACGGCATCCAGCAGGCTATTAACGCTGATACAGTCGCTAATATGCAGAATACCAATGCTTTACAGTCACAGCTTGCTAACTGTTGCTGTGAGACAAGAGAAGCTATTCAGGGTGTAAACTACAATATGGCAACTAACACCTGTGCTTTGCAGAACACAATGAATAATAATACAAGAGATATTATCGACAGCCAGAACGCAGGAACAAGAGCTATCCTTGATTTCCTGACTAACGACAAGATTGCAACATTACAGGCAGAGAATAATGATTTACGCAGAGCTGCTTCGCAGGATAGACAGAATGCACTTCTGACTACCACAATGGCAGCACAGACAAATCAGATAATCGACGCTGTAAGACCTACACCGGTTCCATCATTCCCAGCAAGCAACCTTTACGGATATGCTTACGGATGTGGATGCAATACAGGTTGTGGTTGCTAAACAACTGAATAATCAAGTATCTTAATCAAATTTGCTCGGTTTAATTCTTGGTTTAACTCGGTTTAATTCAATTTAACTTGATTTAACTCAATTTAATCGAGTTAAGTATCGAGTTTAACTTGAAAGAAAACTCGAAAGATTATGTCTGCTAAGCAGTATTACTTATAATCAAAGGGCAGGCTATAATGTTTGCCCTTATTTTAATTATCTGGAGGTTTCTAAAGTGGAAGAATTAAAAAATAAGTTTATAGAAGCAATTAAAAGCATAGATTTTAATAAGCTTAATATCTATGAGCTAAAAACTGTATCAGAAATTTCTGATACAGTAGATAAGATGGCAAAGAAAGATTATACAGAATTGCTTAAAGAGTCTATGGTTTCAATGGGAGTAAAAACTTCAAAAGAAGAGAAACCTAAAACAATAAGAGAAATGAAATAAGGAGGTTTTTATTATGGCTGAATTTTCAAATGTTGCAACACAGACAGTTGCGGTAAATGGAAATGTATTATTTACAGATGCACCAACATCTGTATGTAACAAAGGATATATTTCGCACAGAACAGGAAGCGGATTAATCAACCTCAAAGGTGCTACTAACACTTGCAAGGCAAAGTACAGAGTAGAATTTAATGGAAATATTGCAGTACCGGCAGGTGCTACAGCAGGTCCTATATCCCTTGCGATTGCGATAGAGGGCGAACCAGATTTATCAACACTTGCAATTTCAACACCGGCGGCGGCAGAAGCATTTAACAATGTTTCTATGGCTACAGATGTATGGCTTCCTTGTGGTTGCTGTCAGGCAATCTCTGTTAAGAATACATCTACACAGGCTATCAGTGTTGCTAATGCAAATATCACGATCAACAGAATAGGTTAAGAAAGTGAGGTAAACAACTATGCATATTGAAAGAATACACAAAATGGTTGAGTGCCTTACCGAAAAGACACTATCTGAACTTGATAAGGGCATTGAAAATGTAAATGTTGAGGAAATGTCAGAAGCTGTGGATATGATTAAGGACTTATGTGAAGCAGAGTACAAGGCTGTTATCGTTAAGTCTATGAAGAAAGCTGATGAAGAGGAAGAAGAGTACAATAAGGAGCTGCTTAGAACCTTAAAAGACGAATATGGAGAAGAGGGCGGTAGAAGATACTATGATGAATACCGCTATATGCGCACTGGCAGATACGCCCCTAAAGGCAAAGGTACTTATGTAGGCAGAAGAGGATATGAAGAACCACCTTATTACCATATGTACCCGGATAGAGATATGGATAGAGAGTATGGCAGAATGTACTATACAGAGCCTACAAGTACACATACCGCTGAAAGTGGCTACGACAGGGCAAAGAGAATGTATACAGAGACTAAGGAAATGCACAAAGCTAATACACCAGAGGATAAAGAGCATAAGATGAAGTCTCTTGACAGCTACACTAAGGAACTCGCAAGCGACATTACAGGTATGGTTGCCGATATGTCAGCAGAAGAGAAAAACTTACTTAGAACAAAGTTAAGTACTCTTGTATCTAAGATATGATTTTAAAGGCTATGAGTATCAATATTCATAGCCTGTTTTTGCACATTGATAACTGAATATTGGCTAGTGAAAAATAATTATAACTTTTGCTTGACAGCTATACGTCATTGACGTATAATACAATCAAGAAATAAAGAAAGGGCTTGAATATCAGGCAAAGGTGGATGTTATGAAAAGAGAAGAACTTGGGAATGTAAAGAGAGTAAGATTTAATGATTTTTCTGAATATGATTCAGAAAAGTGTAACGATGGCGGTGGTTACGGCTTTTGGACTGATTATAACTGCCTTGAAAATGGTAACTGGGAAATCAGTTACGGAACAACAGCAGATATGGAGTTTTGCCCTTGCTGTGGCAGTTTTGGCGACCACTACGACTATGGCGAAGAAGAGTATAGTTGCGGTGATTTTGAAACAGTCACTACTGATGAGCTGTTAGAAAAGATTAACAGTTTTGAAGAAAAGGATGGTGAGTATATTGAGTTTAAATAGCTCACCAATAAAAGAATTAAGAGAAGAAACTGGAATGTCGCAGCAACAGTTTGCTAATTATTTTGGACTTCCATTAAGAACTTTGCAAGGTTGGGAACAGGATAGAAGAAAGCCGCCAGATTATCTTGTAGAGTTGCTAAAAAGAATATGGGAATTAGAACACGCTAGGAGGTTAAAATGAAAAGACAGAAAATAGGAACTTTTGACAATCTCAAAAAACGGGGATTTGATAATTAGCCCCATTGACAATGAGGTTACTCAATTTTATATAGATAAAGATGGATTAAAGTATTTATCTGGTAAGAACTCGTTGTTTGACATATTTCAATTTGATGCCGAAGATTTTTATTTTTATAACGGAGAAAAGAAATGTGGAGAAATAGATAATCACTATTTTCTCTAGCAAGAAGCCACTAGCCGATATTCGGTTAGTGGTTTTTGTTTTATTCAGAAAGGAGCATACAGATGATTTTTAGTATTAATGGCACAATGTGGCACATACAATATAAAAATTCAAATTCAAGCGAATTAAGGCGGTCAGACAACACAATTAGCTTAGGTGTAACAGATAGAAATACACATACAATTTATCTGTCAGACAAGCTACAGGGATTTATGCAACGCAAAGTGCTAATACACGAAGTATGCCACACTGTCTGTATGTCATATGATGTGTATTTGCCTATCGAACAGGAAGAGATATTGTGTGATTTTGTGGCAACATATGGAGATGAAGTATTTGACATTGTTGATATGGTTTTAGGAGCAGTTAGGAGAGTGGGATGATGAGTATTGATGAGCTGTTAAAGATAATTCAAAAGACTAATCCGACTATGACAAAGGAAATATTAATATATGAACTTAGTCAATGCCGGTATTCAAGTAAGGCATTGATTTATACAGAAAGTTGTTGTGTTGACAATAATATTTAAAAATGCTATTATCTAATAGATGTAAACAATTGATAATTAATATATCATTTTACCTTAATAGAACCATAGTGGAAAGTTGCATTGATACATTTTTGTATAGGTGCAACTTATTTTATTTTAGAGGTTTTATTATGAGAGTTGTAAGATTAAAAATGTATCAAGAAATGGCTAGATTCAATAATCCATCAGCGCCAAAAGGTGCAGATTGCTACCCTTTGCCACCATTTAGCACAGTTAATGGGTTTATTCATTCAATGTGTCAATGGAAAAGGTATCATAAATTAGATTATTTTGTTACTGGCAAAGGAATTTATAATACTAAGATGCAAAAAGAATGGCACGGTGGCTATAATTTCAACAAAATTAGCGATGAAATGCTTAAGCGTTGGGATGTTATAACAGATTATGCAGACGGAAGCCATACCGGCTGGGTCAGTGCAGTTAAATATCATCTAATGCTAGTTGATTTATATACAACTATATACATCAAAGCTGATGATAGTGACATAGATGATATATACCATGCGTTACTAAACCCACCGGTATATCCATCATTAGGTGAGTATGGTGATTTATGCAAGATTGAAGCAGTAGATATTGTAGAACTTAAGAAACTTGACAAACCTATATCAGCTCCACTTGCTATGCAATCTTATATTCCTGTTAATAAAGGCAATTTTGTGGGAACTATCTATAGAATTAATAACAAATACGAAATCATTAAGGGTCTTAGGCGATTCCAGAAAGTTTCTTGTTATTTAGTGGATAAAGGACAAGAAGTTGTGAGCAATCTTTTTGATGACGATAAGCCAATTATTTTTATAAACTAATTTAAAACCCACGGAATATAGGTAAAATTTTTCTTTACCCCCGTGGGTTGACTTTTTGTATTCGCAATTTCGATTTTGACAATTTCCAAAATCCGGTTCAGATTTCGTTCAAATCCTACTTAAAAAATTGAAAAAATTTTCTCAAAAATTTTTAATGCGCCGTTTTCAATACCCCCCTACCTTTGTAATCTTATATTCAAAAATCCGCGAAAAACTTTTCCTTAAATTCGACCTCAATTTCGTTCAGATTTGCCCTGAAAAATTGATGAAAAACTTCAACAGATTAAAGTGCATTATATAAACTTGACTGGCTGTGGTTCGCGTTTATTTTGGCGTTGTGGCTTTGTGATTTGCCCTGTACGGCGGTTTTATTGCGCCGATGTAGATTTATAAGCCTACAAAGCAAAACAGCTTTAAAACGCTTTTAAATGTATTGTATAAAATGGATATAATACGCTTGTTGAGCTGCCGTCAGTTCTGGAGAATTTGACAGAGCGTGCGCCCCGACTAGGTACACTTGTACACCTAAAAGTGCAAAAGTCCTATATATAAGCATAACATTATTGTATTAATTTTTCAAGGTACGCAAAGAAAAGCATATAAATATATATGCTTAATGCTTGCGGCTGGAATCGAACCCGGAAGAGCCAACCTTGCCTAAATTGCTTTATCTCTGCTAATTTCTGCTGCTATGATTTGTTGCTCTAAAAAATATCTTAAACCACCATCGCCGAAACGCTTTATATAGTATTCTGCAAGCTCCGCAGTCGTGAACCCATCGAGAACGCAACCTACATCGCTATATATGCCGCGGTAAGTGTTTTCCCTCGTCTTAATAGCTTCATCAATCGGATTTGTTGGCTCTTTTCGTTCAACGGCAAATTCTCTTGCTGCTGTTGTTTTTCGTTCTCTAACAATTCCATCTTGTAAACTCTTACAAGATATTGCGTAACTCTTTCCTGTCTTGCTCGGCTGAATACTTACAACCTCGCTTTTACTCCCATAATTCCAGACGAGTATATCCCCAATCTTTAAATCTTTTGCGGCTACGCCGTCAAACCTTTGACTTATTCCCTGTAATTTAATTTTTGCCATAAAATCAACCATCCTTTCATTGTGTGCCCTGTCTCATCAGTGCAGGCGGGGCAGTTCCTACAGACCGCCGGGGCGGCGGTTTCGACTATTTTCTTGAATAAAATTCTTTCGATGCATCACTTGACCAGTTCGGCATAATGTTTTTAAAATCTTCACCATAGATGAATTTTAATGTTTCGCAAAAAGTTTCATACCGGGCTTTTTCAGTGCTTTCAAAAATGCTTTTTTCAAACGAATCATTTTCCAAACAATTCATGTATAAATCTTTATAGTATTCTTTGCATTCGCTTAAATTTTTCATATTTTCCCTTTCTCGCCTGCCATCATCAGCGCAACGGGGCGAATCGTTGCGGACGCTCCAAACCGGAGCGTTTCGGCTTATTTGTAATAAATGTTATATGCTTCTTGTCGCTCTGTCTGTCTCATGTCAAGAACTCTTTCAAATGCTCTTTTAACTATTGGAAGAACAGAAGCACGGCTTTTTATTGCTTTTGCTAGTGTTATCATTTCTTCGCTGGTTTTGTCGTAAATGTGACTTATTACATTGTCGAATTGTTCCGCTGTGATTCCTAAATCTTGTAAATCCTGCTGATAGGTTCTAAATTTTCTCATAATATCAATCATCCTTTCTTTGTATGCTTGTCTCATCAGTGGTAAGGTTGCAACCCTGCACCAGACCGCCAAAAGTGGCGGTTCGTTCTTGGTAGGAGTGACCGCCTTTTATTTATGCTCTTATTATAAAGCTATCGTTATATAATTACAAGTCGCAAAATGTAACAAATATATAAAGCTATCTATTTATTTTTATTGTGCAATATGTATAAAGCTATCTATATATAAATATATAACGCTACTATATAATAAAGTTATCTTTATATTTATATTGACTTTAATATAACGCTACTATATAATAAAGTTATCTTTATAAAAGGAGTTGATTTGATGGCAGTATCTAAAGCACAAGCAAGAGCCATAAAAAAATATGATAATAAAGCATATTTTAAAAGCCTTGTAAGGTTTAAAAAAGAAGATGAGGAACGAATCAGAGCGGCGGCGGGTGATAGCCTTAATGGCTTTATCGTGGCGGCTGTAATGGAGAAAGTACAGGAGACAGAAAAAGCGAAAGCTTCAACCCGTACAAGCTCCGACGAATGCTCATTTTAAATAATTAAAAGAATTTTAAAATACCACTTGACTATATAACGATAGCGTTATATAATAAGGGTACAAATTAAGAAAGGACAGCGGAAACGCTGAAAGGTAGAGAATATGAGATTATTTTTAGCAATCAAGAAAGACGAACAGAAAAGGGAATATATAGCTGCGGTTATTAATTCAAAAAGTTATCCAAGTACATATGCAACGGATAACAGAGGCGCGCGAATCGTGGAATTACCAGAGATTAAAGAGGGCGAAGATGTTTTGGATTGTCATATATGTTTATAAGAAAGGGTAAAAGGTGGAAAGAATGAAAACAATCGAATTATTAAACAAAGTTGTTGGACTTGGATTTGACAGAGAAAAGGCACTTGCAGACATAGATGCAAGCCTTGATGAAGTGATTGGAGCAGAGAACAGAAAGCCAATCGCAGAAGAGGAAGTCAGCGAAGAGCTGGCAAATGATATTTTATTAGGTTTTGAATGTGAAAAAGAAAGCAATTAAGAAAGGTTAAAAGGTGGACGATATGAAAGCATATTATACAAGCATATATAATGAGGGAATGATTGGTGAAGTATTAAGACATAACACAGCAGAAGAAGCTGAAAAGTATCTTGATAAAGAATGGAACAGGCTCACAGAAAGAGAACAGAAAGGATTTAAACCAAGAACGGCGGACAGCTTCAAGGCGTTTGAGATTGAAGCGACAGAAGAACAGCTTGAACAGATAGAAGCTGGTGACATTGCCCCAGAAGAGCTTGAAATAAGAGTCATTAAAAACATGTTATAATTATAAAGCGGTGTATATCTGTTATACATCGCTTTTTTAATGCCTATTGATTAATTATATTTATTGTGTTATTATATTGCTAATAATTAAATATAAGATTTACGCCCGATAATTATATAATAGTTATCGGGTTATTTTTATGTTATTAGTATATATCAATAATAAGCTGGATAAGCTCCGGCGGAAAGGGGAATGAATGGAGAAAGTACAGGAAACAGCAGAAACGCCCGAAGTATTCCAGAATGACATAGAGCTGTATTTATCGCAGTTCTGCGAAGAACACAACATCGAAGATATGACCAAAGAGCCACAGAGCCGCTGGAACGCTGCCCTAATGTATATAAATAAATATGTTTTTAGTGACAAAAGTATATTAAAGTTAAATAAGAATATTAATAAAAATAATACTAATTGTATTATGGATAATAATTTTAATATGTATGACTATGATAAAGTAGAGTATATATTATATATATATTATTATTTATGTGCTGTATATGATAAAGAGTGTAGTATTATAGGATTTAGTTTATTAACTGGAATTAATAGAGACACTATATTAGATTGGGGGAATAGTGAGCGAAAACTAAGTACAAAAAGTTTCGGCGTCGCGGAAAAACTGCGGATTTTTCGCGAAGAAAGTCTATCGAACAAGCTCGCAACCGGTAACAAAAACCCTGTCGGTATCCTTGCAATACTTAACCGACACTTTGCTTGGAATTTACCGGGTGTTAGTAGAGAAAGCACCACAAATACCATTAAAACAGCCGCAGACCTTCCGCAGCTTGGCACATTCGGAGACGCTCAAGGCTCTAATGTTCGTCAAATTGCACAACAAGAAATCATTGTACATGATGTACAAGAAATCCCGAAAAGTCAGTAAACAAGCGGATTACAGCCATTTGGCTTACAATAACATGACTTCGCTAAAGTTGAGTTTAGCGAAGTGATAAAACGGAACATTTGAGCGACAAAAACACGATAAAGCCAGTAAACAAGCGGATTGACAGCGATTGCGTGATAATTATTTATTGTGCAATTGCTCCGCTCTGGCTGATTTCATTGTGCAAGATGTATAACGCATGGCGTGGGGGTTATATATCCAGACGCTGACCGCCCAACTAAGTCGCTCAAATATTCTCAAAAATAAAAAGGCTTATTATATTTATATATACACATTTATTTATATATATTTACATACCCAATAATTAATAACTTATTAACCCATATATAATAATCAATATATTTATTAATATAGCCTTAATAAAACCTATATAATTTAGTCAATAATTACTGTACAAATCCTATAGATAGGTGTATAATAGACACATCTTAATTATTCACAAGATATTCAATAAATACACACATCAAAACGGCTAATTCAGTCGAGTAAATTCCAAAAAATTTAAAAAAAATAAAAAAATAAAAAAGAGTTAGGAGTTAGAAATGCAGTGCGATAAGTATCTAGGTTTGGCTATGGCTATGCGTACTAACGATAAAAAGTCTACAGATAGGCTTGAGAAAAAGATTGATGATTTAAAGATAGGCAATCGTGGTGAAGATGTGCCAAGAATTGAGCTAGGTGGTGTTCTTAATGCTGCACTGGGTTTATCCGGGGAAGTTGGAGAACTTAACGACATGCTTAAGAAATGGATTTTTCATGAAAAGCAGTTAGATGTTGATCATTTAAAGCGTGAAATCAGTGATGTATGTTGGTACTTAGCTTTAATGTGCGATTCATTTGAGTTTAACCTTGATGAAATCATGCAGATTAACATTGATAAACTGAAAGCAAGATATCCAGAAGGATTTGATACTTACAGAGCTAATCATAGACAGGCAGGTGATATTTAATGAGTTCGACAAATATGTGCCTTAATTGTGAAAATAAGTTGAAACAGTTTAATGAGCAGCCATGCAATGATTGCATTGTAAGCGGTGGGGAAAATAACAATTTTACACCTCTCAAAATTGTTGCTCCTAGCGTCAATGAAAAACCAGTAAATGACAATGTTAATCATCCGAGCCATTATGAGACTGGCAGCTTTGAATGTATAGATGTTATGTTGGAAACACAGGGCAAGGAAGCCGTTAAGAACTTTTGCTTATGCAATGCCTTTAAGTACATTTACAGACATAATAACAAGAATGGCTTAGAGGATATTAAAAAAGCTAAGTGGTACATTGACAAATACATAGAATTGTCAGAATAGCCACTTAATGCCCTTTAGCCAAGTGGTAAGGCACCGGATTTTGATTCCGTTATCGTGAGTTCGAGTCTCACAAGGGTAGTTTATTTTCCTTTTATTCGTTTGGCTGTTCATTATTGTGTTTTTGCATTTTACACAGAACAGTCCTCCTTTCATATACCTCTTTGGATTTTGTTCAGTTAAAAGCGGTGCAAGACCGCTTGAGAGGGTTTGGCGTGTATATACATAGTCATGTGAAAATCAGCTTATCAAGAAGCACTCCTTATCAAAACACCCCTAATATTTTATTGTTTCTGTTCTTGTTTCTTGATAGCCGTTACAGGCGGTATTTGCCGATATGGGATAATGGTATTCCAGTAGCTTGCTAAGCTATCCAACAGAAAATGTTGTTCGTGTTCGATTCACGATATCGGCGTTCTCACATACAAGTGAAATGGAAATATAGTTGTTGGTTACCTGTATTATCCTAAAACCAACCCGTATGTGAGTTGATGTGTATGCAAGTGGTAAGCAGTACCCAGAGGGTATATTCTGCTCGAGAAGAATTTGTGTGGTTCAAATCCACACCACATCAAGTGGTCGAGTAGCTCCCGAATAAGCAGGCGTTGCAGTAATCCCTGCTGAAATAATTAAAATGTTTGTGTTGGTTGATTTGCGAACAGGATGGCAGATAGTGTAATGAAGTGCCATAAATACTTTCCAACACAAGAAACTGTACAACGGATAGTAGTTCAGTTGGGAGTAACGCTTGATTCATTCAAGTAGTCACAGGTTCAAGTCCTGTCTATCCGATTACAACAAACTAGGTTAGCTACCGAAAAGCACTTCCGCTGTGCCTGTTTGTTGTTTTGTTAATAAGGCAGTTATCAGAAAGACAGGTAAACATGGCAAAATTAATTAAACATCGTTCAATCGGAAAAATAAGAATGGAGCTTGTAGATTATGTGCTGAATTGCACAGATGATGAATTGTACGAGCTTTGTGGTGCTGTTTCAGAACTTAAAGGCGTAACATCTTGGTCTTGTGATGAATGCCAAAAACGATTTAAGCCAGATTGCAGCTTTGATAGCGATGATTCAAGATGCAAGAAGCATTTCTTTGAGATGAATAAGCCGGAATAATATTGGTAAAATCAGTTGCCTAGTGATTGCAACACGAAAAGAGTAACCTACGAACTCCTGGTAACTGTTTTTATATAAATCGTAGGGTTATCTATCGTAGGAGGTAAAATATGGCAGACATAAAAATTAAAAAAGCAGTAATTAGAGAAGATTTATTATCAATAACAAACGATTATAGAAAAGCAATCATTCTCAATCAGTTTATCTATTGGTCTGAAAGAGTTTCGGATGCCGATAAGTTTATCAAGAAAGAAAATGAGATTGCGAAGAACAATGGAGAAGAAGAAAGAGAGCTTTTCTATGGTTGGATATATAAAACCGCCGAGGAATTAGCTGATGAGGTTATGTTAGGTTTATCTGCAAGCCAGATAAGAAGATATATCAGCGATTTGGTGAATATGGGTTATATCTCAAAACGAAATAACCCTAAATATAAGTGGGATAGAACATTACAATATAGGGTAAATCTTGTAAATATTGCAAAAGACCTTAAAAAGAATGGCTATCCATTAAGCGATTATAAAATTGAAATTCCAGAAAATGAGAAAACCATTACGCACGAGTGCGTAATCAATAATGAGCCAATGAAAAATCAAACACAAGCTAGTGACGAAGCAATACCAAAGAGTACTAACATAGATTACTTAAACAAAGATTACAAATCAAATAGTACAGAATGTAATTCTCTTAACAGAGAGCAATGTAATTCTTTTTTACCTAAAGATAAAAAAGTGAAAGAGTTTAAGCCGATAAGCGAATACTCTCAAAGTGATTGGGAAGTTGCCGAAGAAAGAATGATAAGTAGGGCTGGCAAGATAGCTTATGATTGGACTAATGATAAAACACTCAAAGAAAATGTAGAAGCATTCTTTAAATACTTTTTAGATAAACACGGAGAATGTACTGGAGAATATCACTACCCATTAACAGATAAGGTTTTATCAAGAGTAGTAGATAATTTAACAAAAGAAACCGACATAGAGCGTGACGGATATACAGATACCTATTATGCAGCTATAAGTGATATGGATGATAATACAGACTACAAGATGTTAGTTGATGAATATTTCAATACAAAGTTTTCGGCAAAATGCGATTACAGCTTAGTTCATTTTTCTTCTGAAAAGGTTTTAATCAACATTATGAACCACGCTTGTAAGAGTAGTTGGTGTGAAAGTAAGGAGTGATTATTATGGCTATGGGAGTACATCCACTAAACAAAGATAAATTCTATAAAGCAATTAATTTGTATATATCTGGACAGGCTTCACAGGTAAAGGCGGCAAAAGTAGCAGGTTGTAGCGTACCGACATTTAAGAAATATGCTAATAAGATTTATGGCGGCGAGGAATTACCGGATAATTTATGGGGGAAGAATAATGATTAAGGGAATTGTTAATCGTTGGATAAGACACAAGACAAAGAACTTAACAAGAATACCATTGTTTATGATGACATTTAACTATCGTAAGTATAAGGCACAGGGGAAGAAAGATAGTTGTATGCTTTATAGCCATCCAGACATTGCCAATGATGAATTTGTAAAGGGCAAATTACAAGAAGTTGTTGACTATATCAGAGATAACTATGATTTAGATAGTTTTACGAGGATTTGAGGTGCGCGTATGTGCGAATTTTGCGAAGATATAGCAATGAACAATGATGAATATATGAAAAAAAGATACGCCGGCGGAGATTTTATTTGCAAAGACGAAAATGGATTTGGCTTGTTGATCGACACAGGAGATAGTGGTTGTCTTGGATATATAAAAGTTAATTTTTGCCCTATCTGCGGTAGAAAGTTGGTGGAAGGATGAAATTTTATTTAAAACTGATATTAAAAATATTGATTGCGATAGTATGCATCGCAATATCGATTTGGCTTTTTGAAATTATTTATAATTCAGATATGCCTACATGGTTAAAATGGTTATTATTGAGGTAATAAAGAATGAAACATCAAAAAGAATGGCACACTTGCGATAGGTGCGGTGCGGAAATAGAAAAGCCTAAAATATGGTATGACCGAATATTCCCTTATCTAAGAACCGTAAATTTAAAAAAGGCTATGTCTTTCAAGGAAATATTTACGGAAATTAAACAAGGGAGAATAGAGCCGGTCATAAGTACAAATGGCATAGAAAACATTGTATTAGAAGAATACTATTGTACAAAGACAAAGCAAATTGACTTATGCCCTAAGTGCAGGAAAGATTTTGAGAGGTTTATGAAGAATGAGTAACATTGACAATCCTTTATCGGAGCATCAATCGCCGCCCGAAGAAGCGTTGATAAATTTCGGTGTAGATGTTTCAAAAGAAGCAGTAGAAAAAATGCTTTGGAAAAGTTTGGCAGACTGCCACAAAGCCACATTGAAATGACTTTTGCTAGGGATTCTAAAATAGTTGAAGAAACAAGGAGATTTATGAGAAATGAAAATATCAGAAATGAATAACTGCATTGAGAAAATGCGGGAGTGTTACAAGTTTGATGATAATAAAACAAAAATAAGACTTGGAGATATGATAAACGGAAGTAACAGATATGTAACTGTCAGTGTAAGGGATGAAAACGGAACACAGATTGAAATGTCAAGATATGCGGATGAACTGTACAAGGAGTAAGATTATGAAAATAATTAAAAAAGGCGATTTGAACATAGCCAAAAAACCGCGAAGGTTTGAATGCAAGAATTGTGGAACGATTTTTGAAGCGATTGAAGAAGAATATATATACTGTGGCGACCAACGAGAGGGCGATAACTGGAAGTGTGAATGTCCTTTGTGCCACGGAGCGGTATATTACAACTAAAACGATATTACCGGCTACAGATTGATTGTAGTCGCTACCCTAAAACAATTATAGGCAGAGGTCTATAAGCACCTTTGCTGAAAAGTGGAGGTGCTTTTCTTATGGCTAGTCAGAGCCTTATTTCTACAGTTAATGGATATGAAAATTACATAAAGAAAAATGGAATTGATGAACAGGTAATCAATGCCTATGTAGACGCTTGCAGTGTAGCCATAAACGGCGAGAAAGATATTGAGTATGGACTACAACTTACAGAAAGGACAAAAGAGCTTATAGAGCGTTTCTGCAAGGATAAGACAGGTGGAACGATATGGGATTTAGAGAAGTATGCGTTTGCAAATAAAACGGAATATGAGCTGATTAATTGGTTTTACGATATTTTACTGATTGAAGCGCAAAACAAGGTTGTTGACAGTTTTTTTAGATACATAGAAAAGAAACGTGAACCTAAAGAAAGATTCTATATGCCAAGAAGAAAACAGTTTATCAAAATAGGCTTAATAGAAGCATTACAAGGCATGATTGATGATAAATATGATATTTTATGTATTTCTCTCCCACCCGGAACAGGAAAAACCACAATCGAAAAGTTTTTCCATTCTGCGGTTATAGGTTGGTACTCAAACGGATATAACCTCTTTTATTCACACAGCGGAGACATTACACGAATGTATTATGATGGAGTATACGATATTGTCACAAACGCTGACGAGTATACATGGGGAGAAGTGTTCCCTGGACTTGAAGTAACAAGTACAAATGCAAAACTTGAACAGTTTAACGTAGGAAAATATAAGCCGTTTCAATCTGTACAATGTACATCTGTCGGCAGTAAAAATGCCGGTAAAGTCAGAGCCAATAAATTTCTGCTAGTTGATGATATGATAGGCGGCATTGAAGAAGCACTAAACCCAACCTATCTTGATAAATTGTGGGATAAATATGCAGTAGATGCACGACAAAGAAAGATACCGGACGAGGATGGAAACCCATGTAAAGAAATACATATTGCTACAAGGTGGAGCGTTAGAGACGTAATAGGACGTATTATACAAGCTTATGAGGGAAACAAACGAGTTAAAGTAATATCCGTGCCTGATGTAGACCCAGTAACAGGAGAAAGTAATTTTGACTTTGAATTTGGTGGCTATACAGTAAAGGATTTTGAAGATATTCAGCTACTTATGGATGAAATCTCATATCGCTGCCTGTATAAACAAGACCCTATAGAACGTGAGGGCTTATTATTCCCAGGCGATAAAATCCGAAGATACCTCAATTTGCCACACGGAGAGCCAGAAATTATCACAGCTCAATGCGACACAAAAGGAAAAGGTACAGATTATTTTGTACTGCCTGTATTGCAAAAATACGGAGAAGATTATTACTGCGTTGATTGTGTGTGCGACAACACAGCAGATTATGAAGAACAATACAGAAATGCTGCAGGTGTACTTGTAAATAACAAAGTGCAAGAGTGCGAATTTGAGCGTAATGCCGGTGGCGACAGGGTTGCAATGGAGGTTAATAAGCGTGTAGAGAGTGTAGGTTGGATATGTAATATTACAGACACGCCGACTGAAACAAACAAAGAAGCAAGAATTTTTCAATGTTCTAACTGGATTTTGCAACACATTATTTTTAAAGATTCATCACTTTACAAACCTAATGAGCCATACGGAATAATGATGTCGTTGCTAAAACAGTATTCAGTATCAGGGAAGAAACAGCTTGATGATGTTCCAGATGTATTTTCAAATTTTGCATTGAGGATGACAAAAGGAAATCGGGTTAAAAAAACAGTCATTATGTCAAGTCCAATATAGGAGGTTAATCTATTATGACAACTAAGGATTATCTTAATCAAATCAGCAGACTTAATCGTATGATAAATAATAAACTGACAGAGATAGCACAACTTAGAGAGCTTTCTTGCAGCATATCGGCAGTAAAGAATGAAGAAAGAGTGTTATCATCATCAGACCCAGATAAAATAGGTACTACATACGCCAAAATTGATGAAATGGAACGTAACCTTGATAAAATGATAGATGAATACGCTGATAAGAAAAATACAATCATAGGGCAAATAGACAGTGTAGAAGATGAAAATTACTACAACGTACTTTTTTCAAGATACATTGAAAAAAAGACATTTGAAGTAATTGCTACAGAAATGAATTTTTCATACAGGAATGTAACAAGACTTCATGGAAGAGCATTAAAAGTATTTGAAGAAAAATATGGCAATAGTTATTTAAAGTTGTCCTAGAATGTCCTATTGCACTAATGATATACTGTATTTGTAAGAAATTACAGAGCTGTTTTTCATAAACAAAACATTCCTTATCAAGAAGCACCGTTACTTAATTGTGGCGGTGCTTTTGTTATGCAAAGAGGTAATATATGGAATTTTATATGAATAAAGACAAGTCAATTATGTGTCCGAATTGCCATAAGTTTTTAACTAAGGCAGATAAGAAAGACCCACGCACACACAAACTAGCTTGCAAACATTGCGGCAAATGGATTTGGTATGTACCGAATGATGACGATAATTTTCAGATTAAAGAAATTCCACAGAGCAGAAGTTCAAGTGGTATGACATTTTATTAGAGGTGTAAGAAATGCAGACAGGAAGAATTGCTATTTATACAGATGCAAAAGAAATAACATCTGACAATATAATACCGATTTTGCGTGAAGCAATTTTGGAACATGATATTAATTCCAACAGAATACAATTTCTTCTTGATTATGATGCAGGAATACAGCCAATAGTTAGGAAGAATCCAAAGACTTACAGACCAGACATTGACTGTGAGTGCTGTGATAATGTGGCTAACGAGGTCACAGAGTTTAATTTAGGCTTTAAATGGGGGAATCCTATAACACTTGTTCAAAATGGCGACAATGAGGATTCTAACCTTACAGAAGCTATAGCGGAATTAAATAGTTGCTATGAATCGCAGAATGCAAGGCAGAAGCAACAGGAACTTGCAAGATATGTTGAAATTGGCGGCGTTGGATATGTCTTTATTGATGCTAACACAGAGTATGAAGATGGGGAAAGTTATTTTACATATGACATATTAGACCCAAGAACAACATTTGTTATAAGGTCAACAGCTTACAATGACAAGAGAGTTATTCTTGCAGGTACTTATATCAAGGATAAGCATAGTGGAACAAGATATTATACTTGTTTTACAAAAGATATTCGCTATGAAGTTACGGATGGAATAAAAATTACTAACGGACCAGAAAAAGGAAAAACAAAATGGGGATTTTTAGAGAGAAGTGGAGAAGAGAATCCATTACATAAAATTCCTATTATTGAATATACAAGGTCATTTGATAGAATGGGCTGTTTTGAACGGCAAATATCTGAAATGGATAACTTAAACCTACTTATTTCAGATTTTACAAATGATGTTGAACAGAATACGCAGGCGGTATGGCATACGAACGATGTTGATTTCCCAGTTGAACAGGAAACAACAGTTGATAAAGATGGAACACCGCACATCACTAAAAAAGTAAGGAAACCAAAATCCGGAGAATGGATGCAGACCTATACATCAGCAGATGGCAAAACTCCAATAGTTGAGCCACTTGCAATCAATTATGATTACACAGGTATGCTTAACAATATCCAATCAAGGCGACAGATAATCTTGCAGAAATGTAATGTGCCACAACGAAATGATAATAGCGGTGGCAGTACAGGAGTTGCAATGTCAGATGCAACAGGTTGGTCACAGGCTGAAACAGCGGCGGCAAAACAGCAATTAATTACTGATGGCTGCAAAATGGAAGAGATAAAAGTTGTTCTTGCAGCTATCAAACTGTCAAACAATGTTGCCAGCAGTAACCCATTACTTAAATTAAGGTCAAGAGATGTAAAACCTAACATTAAGCGACAAAAAACTTATGAAATGTCAACCAAGGTTAATGCCATGGCAACATTGATAAGCCACGGATTTAGCCTTAAAGATACAGTTGATGCAATTCCATTCTTTGATGACCCTAACGATGTTGTAGCAAGAAGTGGAGAAATGGTTAAGGCATATCAAGACAGTATAATCAACAAAGATACACAGAATCAAGCAGAGGGCGGAGATGGAGAAAAACCACCTAATAAAGACCGCACAATGCAAGACTTATCAGACCAGACAGAAAATAGTCCGGTTATAGATAAGAGCAGAACAGATAAATAAATTGATATTGAGCCACAGGGTAGAAATGCCTTGTGGCTTTTTATATGCCCTAGAGAAAGGGCAATACAAATATCGCAAGAAGTTGAGAGAACAACAAAAAACGCAGAAAGCAGAGGTAAAGAAATTATGGCAGATGTAACTAACACAACAACAGAACCAACAACTAACAATGAACCACAGAACGAAGAACAGACACCTAGCGTAGAAGAGCTTATGGCGCAGCTTGCTAGTGAAAGAGCTGAAAAAGAAAAGTATAAGAACGCTTCAGATAAAGCCAGTTCAGAAGCAGCTAAGTACAAGAAAGAACTTCGCTCAAAGCAGACAGCAGAAGAACAGGAAGCGGAAGCAAAGGCGGAAGCTGAAAAGTTGCAGGCTGAAAAGTTTGAGAACATGAGTAAAGAGCTTAATCATATGAAAGCTGTCAATGCTTATCAGAAAGTTATAGGTGATGGAAAGGATATTGATTCTTTGATTGAGGCGGTTGCAGATGCAGACCATAGCCTTATAGCAACTGTAATTGCTAATGAAGTGCAAAGACAGGTTAAAGAAGCTAAGGCAGAATGGCTTAAATCAAGACCGGCTATTAATGCAGGCGGTGGAGAAGAAAGCACAGTAACACAGGAACAGTTTAACAAGATGAATTACCACGAAAGAGTGGAGTTCAAAAATAAGAATCCAGAACTTTATAAGAAGTTCACAGAGTAGAAAACGGAGGTAAATAAACTATGCCACAGACTAAGTTAGCAAATTTAGTAGACCCACAGGTAATGGCTGATATGGTATCAGCTAAGTTGCCAAAGAAGATTAAGTTCTCACCTATTGCAAGAGTTGACACAACACTTGTAGGCAGACCAGGTAGCACAATTGTTGTGCCAAAGTATGCTTATATTGGTGACGCAGAAGATGTAGCAGAAGGTGTTGCTATGGGTACAACAGTACTTACAACATCTACAACAGAAGCAAAGGTTAAGAAAGCAGGTAAGGCTGTAGAGCTTACAGATGAATCAGTATTATCTGGTTATGGTGACCCACTTGGTACAGCTATCAATCAGATTGCTATGTCAATCGCTGCAAAGGTTGATAATGACAGCTATGACGCACTTTGCACAGCACCTATTGATTACGATGGAACAGCAGCACCTATCAGCTATTCAGCAGTTGTAGCAGCTAATAGCAAATTTGATGATGAATCAGATTCATCACTTACAAAGATATTATTCATTAATCCGGCGCAGGAAGCCACATTGCTTAATGATGATGATTTCAAGAGCAATGACAAGTACCCACTTAATGTAATTATGAATGGCACTATCGGTTCTATTGCAGGAGCACAGGTTGTTAAGTCTAAGAAAGTTAAGCTGATTAAGTATGAGCTTGATGATGCAACAGGAACAATCAATGTTGTAGCTGACGCGACAAGCGAGGATTCAACTAATGTTCATCTTGACACAGCACTTGCACATACGCTTAAGCCAAAGGACAAAGAAATTAAGGTAGGTAGCAAGTTAAAGGCTGTTACAACAGAGTTCTACGCTTGCCCTATTGTTATCGTGTCAGCAGATGACCCTAACGAAGACGCAGGTGCAGATGGCGTGTCAGAGGAAGAGAACGCACTTACAATCTATATGAAGAGAAGCGTTGAGATTGAATCTGACAGAGACATTCTTGCAAAGACAACTGTTATATCTGGTGATGAGCATTACACAGCTGTTCTTAGCAATGATTCTAAAGTAGTTCTTGCCAAGTTCAAGGCGTAAAGGAGTGATTGTATGTTATTAAGACGACACAAAATCAACGCCGCAAAGCAGAGCGAAGAAGTAACAGCAGATAATGCAAGACAGGAAGCTGTTTATGGAGATGAGCTTAAATATGAGGAAGAGCAGGACAAGTTCCCTATTCAACCTACAAGCGATTACACAAAGACAGCTATTAAGCGTATGCCAACAGCGGACTTACAGACACTTGCCTTAGAACAAGGTATTGAGAATGCAATGGAGCTTACAGGAGCAGAACTTAAAGAACTGTTAATTGAGAAATTAGGATTATAGGAGATAGTTATGGAATACGCCACATTAGAACAAGTCAAAATCAGACTTAAACAATTTCATATTGATACAGTTGCAAATGATGATGAAACAACATCTGATGTGGTAGTGTTCGATAACAAAGAAGATAATCCGATAATCGAACAGCTCATTAAGCAGGCTACAGAAGATGTAAAGGCAAGAAGAAATTACCCCGACAGCTACACAGATGAAATGATAGCCGAAGATTTGAAGAAATTTGAAAGTGTTATCGTTAATCTTGCGGTCTACGACCATTCACAAGCTGGTGAGAACTACATGGCGAGTATGAATGAGGGCGGTGTAAACAGAACTTGGAGAGACAGAGACAGCTTATTTGTTGGGGTATTTCCATTTGCTAAAGTGTTATAGAAGATTGTGCGTTAGCATTTTGCTGATGTCAGCAATATGTTAGCAGGCGGCACACATTAAGGGTGGTGGGCGGTGTGCCATTATTAATTATGAAAGGCGGTATATCAATGCCAATAGCAGTAATTATAAGCATTATTTCAGTTGCTTTTTCCGTCTTTTTCGGACTGTTTACGTTGGGATTTAATCTTAAGAACAACAAAAAGTCTGACAATGCAGAACTTACAGAGCGTGTAAAGGAAAATACACGCATAAATATGAAACTTGACACAATATCAAGCAATACAACAGAGATAAAGAATGAAGTTACAGAAATGAGAAAAGAACTTAATTCTCACGATAACAGGATTATTAAGGTTGAGGAAAGTGTAAAGTCGGCACACCACCGAATAGACGGATTGGAAGCACGACTTAATGAAGATAAGGAGGTATAGCAGAATGGATATTATGCAGACATTGATTGCAAATATGACAATCATATTAGCAATTGTCGGGGTATTAGCCTTTATGGTATCTGTAATTACACAGGTAATAAAGGGCATTGGAGTATTCAATAAGGTACCTACAGATATTGTGGTATTTGTCTTATCAATTGGTATTACTGTAGCGGCATTTGTTGCTTATATGCAGTATATTCAGATGACAATACTGTGGTATATGATTCTTGCGGCAATTATGGCAGGTTTTGTTGTAGCGTTCATTTCGATGTATGGATGGGAAAAGCTGTCTGAATTGTGGAAGCGATTTGGTAAGGATGTGAAGTGATATGCTTGACATCAATAAGCAGGCTATGAAGTATTCACTTCAAGGGCAGACGGTAACTATTTACGAAAGAGACGATGAGGGCAATATTCTTTATGAGGGATATACCGACACAGAGGGCAACTTTATTCCCTATCTTGATGATGAGGGAAATAAGATACCCAAAGTCCTTGAAGAAAAAACAGGTTTTTCAGAGCCGGTTGATTTCAAAGCTAACATATCGTTCAGCGGCGGAGAAGCACAGAGTAAAGAATATGGCTTTGATACCGCTGATTTTGACGCTATTTTACTGACAGATAGGAATATGTTGCCTGTTCAAAAAGGCGACCTTATCTGGCTTGATAGCAAGCCTACATACACAGATGATAGCCTTGTTGATGAAACATCAGCGGACTTCACGATTGTAGGCATTAAGCCAGCATTGTATTCAGTTAAGTATATGCTTAAAGCAGTTGTAAAGTAGGTGGTAAATACGAAGCATCAGAGAAATGAACAGCTAGTTGGTTTTATCTTTAAAGGAAAGACAATTCCATCTACGCAAGAGCCGATAAATGAAAGCATAAGACAAGCTATTTTGCAAGCAGTTAAGGAGCGTGTTTATGGCAAGACATACAATTAATATATCCTTGTCTGAAAAGTCCGTAAATGAAGCTATCAGACAGCTACAACAGTATAAGCAGAGTTTGCAATATAAATGTGAATTGCTTGTTGAACGATTAGCAGAATTAGGTGACAAAGCGGCAATTATGAGTATCAACGAAAGTCCGCTAGGCAGAACAGTAACATTGAGAGTTGATAAAAAGCCTATTCAAGATGGCTGCCAAGCTATTTTAATTGCTACCGGTAAAACTATTGAGGTGGAAGATAGAGAACCATTTTACACGCTTTTAGCAATTGAATTTGGTGCAGGTATTTACTACAACAGCGGTAATGAGAACCCTAAGGCTAATGATTTTAGCTTGGGCGTAGGAACATACCCAGGGCAGATACACGCATTTGAAGATGGGTGGTATTACCTTGGAAAGGATAATCAATGGCACTACACACACGGCGTTAAAGCTACAATGCCTATGTATAACGCCACAATGAAAATTATTAATCAGTATAAGCAGATAGCAAGAGAGGTGTTTAGTTGTTAATGGCAAATGCAAACGATTGGGCGATAGACCTTGAAAACACAGTTACAGCACTTGTCAAGGCTAAAACCCTAACGCAATTAAAGAAAGCGTACCCCAAGATAGTTATAACAAACGAGGGGGAAAACAGCGGTCAGGCAGTATTCCCAACAGTATACATACATCTGTTACCAGCGGTAGAGCAAGGACAAACACTTGACGGACAGACAATTAACGCATTGTTAGCGACATTCCAAGTAGATGTTACTACTAACACAAGCAAAGCTGATTGCCGTAAGGTTATGGCAATAATTACAGATACGTTTAAGACAATGAGATTTCAAGGCAACGCAATGCCAGAGTTCTCAATCAGCAATAAAGTACATAAGAGTACCGCTAGATTCAGACGAATGATAGCGGCAAATGACAGATTAATGTAACAAAGAGCAGAAATGCTCTTATTTTTTTGCAAATTTTTAGGAGGTAGACAAGGCAATGGCAAGTACAAGTTATAAAGCTAGGGTTATCTACAAGGAGCATAGCGAAGATGGTTTTGCAGGCTCATACAAGTTAATGGTTGCGGCTAAGTCGATTTCAGCACCAGTATTAGCACCTAACACAGTTGAAAGTACAACATTTGAAGATGATTCACAGACATTCTTAATGGGTATCAAAACATCTGACGCTAAGACTTACACAGGAAACCTTGAAAAGGCTTATTTGCAGGGCTTAATCAAAGCAGAGGGTAAGCAGTTAGATATTATTCAGTTATATGGTTCTGACGGATTAGGTGCGGTTGCTAAGTACGCATTTGTGGGGCAGGTAACAGCAACACCTAATGATGTTTCTGGTACTGATTCGGTACTTGAAATGACAGTAACAGCAGTTCCTAATACTTCACCTATCGAATGCACAGACAAGCTTCAAGTTGTCGAGGGTGCTGGTGGCACGTTCACAGTAACAAAGGTGGGGGAATAATAAGCCAATCGACTAAATCAAAGGCTGTGTCGATTGGTGACACAAACGCCAAAACAGCCGACTATACATCATATCTTGATGATGTAACAGAATGACAATTGATTGAAAGGGCGGTCTACGGACTGCTCCTTTCCTATGTTAAAGCATAGGGGGAAAGGGAAAATATGATGAATATTAATGTAAACGGAAAAGAATACAAAGTTGAGTTCTCATTCGGTGCGGCAGAATGCAAGGAGATAGTACAGAAGATGTTTAGTGTCGTAAATGGCTCTTACTTACTTGCACAGACAGATAAAAGCGTTGCACAGGCTTCCTTTGATGGATTAGCAAATATGACAGCAGATGTGCCGGAGATTTGTATATTAGCCATTTATGCAGGTTGTATTGATAATAACCCTGTAACAATGGATGAAGCAAAGGAACTCACTAGAGCATATATTACAGAGAAGAGAAAGACAGATAAGAGTTACGGATATAGAACATTGTTTGAAGAAATAAAGAAAGCGATGGAAGATGATGGTTTTTTCGAGCTGAGCGGAATAACAGCGATGTTAGAGGAAATGGCGAACAATGTGGAAGAAGCGACACAGGAACAGAAGAAGCCGACAGTAGTTCCACAAGGCCACAAGAAAAAGCAGACTTCCACAAAATAATCTGGGAAGAATACTTTGTTTTAGCCAGTTCACTAGGCGTTAGTTATTCGGACTTTTTAAAAATGACACCTACAAAATTATTACTATATGCAAAAGGCAAAAAAATTGATAGACAAAATCGAGACGCAGAAATGTATAACTGGTTTTTAGTTTATGCAATTCCAGCTATTTCTTGCGGAATAGGTGCAGCATTTAATAAAGATGTACACATTGAATATCCTAAACAAGCTATTTTATCAGAAAAAACAGAAGAAAGTGAAGAAGATACATATGATAAGGAGTTACAGCTGATGTTACTCAATGAGCAAAAATGGGCGGCACAGACTGAAAAGAAAGGACTACCGCCAACAATCCTATAAAAGGGGGCTAAGGCGTGGAATTAGATTCATTAGAAGTCAAAATTACCGGTACTGCCACTAAAGCTATTAATTCTGTTGATAAATTGATAAATCAGCTTACAAGGCTATCTACATCACTTGCGACTGTGAATGGCTCATCATTAAGCAACCTTGCAAACGGCGTTAGTCAGTTAGGTTCTGCTATGCAGAATATGAACGCAGGAACAGCAGATTTTACAAGACTTGCTAAGAACATCACAAAGATAGGTTCTGTTGATTCAGCCGCACTTGCTAACACAGCTACATCACTTGAAGCCGTTACGAAAGCGGTTGCAAGCATATCAGCCATACCACAGAACGCAACACAGGTTACAGAATTTGCAAAGTCACTTGGCAAGCTAGGCAGTAAAAGTATTGAAAATGCCGTTGTAAACATTCCAAAGCTAGGCAATGCTTTAAATGGCTTAATGGCAACGCTATCAAGAGCACCAACAGTAAGCCAGAATGTTATTCAAATGACTAACGCATTGGCTAATCTTGCTAGTCAAGGTAGCAAGGTGGGTACTTCTTCAAACTCACTTCAAAAGTCGCTGTATGGCGTTTCTACGAGCGTCAGGACAGCGACTAAGAGCAGTTGGAGCTTGGCAAGTGCGATAGGTAAGTTTTATGCCACTTATTTTATGGTTATCAGAGGTTCTAAGAAACTTATAGAAGCCATAAAATCAACAACAGATTACATTGAAGCGTTTAACTATCAAGCGGTAGCATTTGGCAAGATTGGTTCAGAATGGGATAAGGATTACGAAAAGTACGGATATGATAACGCTACGGCATACGCAGAAAGCTTTCAGAACAGGGTTAATGATACTCTTGGAAAGTTATCTGGATTGAAAGTTAATGTTCAAGGCGGTCTGCTTGAAGAAAGTGGAGCAAAAAACTTAGGACTTAACATACAAGAGATAACGCAGTACGCTTCGCAGCTGGCTTCTGTTACTAATTCGTTAGGACAGACTGGTGAAGCGACAACAGCTATAACAAAGTCAATGACAATGCTTGCAGGCGATATAAGCTCGCTTTTCAATGTGGACTACTCAACAGTAGCACAGAACTTACAAAGCGGTTTAATCGGTCAATCAAGGGCACTGTATAAGTATGGTATTGATATTACTAACGCTACATTAGCGACATATGCTTACAACTTAGGGATATCAAAGTCTGTATCAGAAATGACACAGATGGAAAAACAGCAATTAAGAGTATTGGCTATACTAGACCAATCAAAAGTATCGTGGGGGGATTTAGCCAATACAATCAACTCGCCAAGTAACATGTTACGCCAGTTCAGCAACAATATGAAAGAAGTCGGAATGGTAGCAGGACAGCTGTTTATCCCAATTCTTTCAAAGGTTATGCCGGTAGTAAACGGAGTAACTATTGCAATCAAAAGATTATTAGTCAATCTTGCTTCCTTAATGGGTGTTAAGATTGACTTTGAGAGCTTCGGACAAAGTGGTTACAAAGATACTTCTGACGGCTTAGAAGATATTTCAGATGGCTACCAAGATGTAGCGGATTCGGCAAAGAAAGCTACACTATCCCTTATGGGATTTGATGAAATAAATAAATTACAAGATGATACAAGCTCAAGCAAGGGTTCAAGCGGTGGTGGCGGTAGTAGTATTGACTTAACAGATGATATTACTAAGGCAGCAGCAGAATATGAAGCGGCTTGGAATAAAGCATTTGCAAATATGGAAAATTCGGCAACCGAATGGGCGGACAAAATAGAGAAAGCCATAAAAAAGGGCGACTGGTACGGAATAGGTACTTACGCAGGCAAACAAATAAACAAAGGCATAAATGCTGTTCCATGGAAAAAAACAGGAGAAGCAATTACAACAGCCGTTTGTAAAACATTAGATTTTGCAGATGGCTTTATCAGTTCCGTAGATTGGGAGCAATTAGGTAAAGATATAATTAAATTTATTGAAGGAATAAATTTAGGTAAAATAGCAGTAAAAGTATCTGATTTAACAATCGATTTAGCTTTATCTGCAATAAAGCTATTATGGGGTGCTTACCAAGAAATATATGACAAATGGGGAATTGCTGGTATCTTAGCTTCTTTAATTGTTCCTGGTGGGGTTGTTACTATTAAATTTATTACAGAATTTTCAGCAAGCATAGAAGACAGCAAGTATGTAAAAAAAGCTAAAGACGCTGTAGAAGATATTAAACTTGCTGTGCAAGAAAAGTGGGATGAAATTACAGACTGGTGGAATAATACAGCTATTGTAAATTGGTGGAACAATGATGTAACACCATGGTTTGAAAAAGAAACATGGGTTGACGCTGTTGACGGAATGAAATTAGGAATACAAGAAAAATGGGGTTCAATCGTTGATTGGTGGAACAGTCTTGCAATTGTTTCTTGGTGGAATAATGATGTGAAACCGTGGTTTACTAAGGAAAAATGGGAAAATTTGGCTGACGGAATTAAAAAAGGCATTCAAGGGAAGTGGGATGATGTTGTGAATTGGTGGGATAGCAAACCAGCACTTCAACGCATTTCTGTGGCTATCGAAGATTTTAAAACTAAGATACAGAACGCTTGGAACAGCTTTAAGCAGTGGTGGAATGATTTAGGACTTGAATTTCCACACATTGATACACCACACTTTAAAATTGACGGAGAATTTAGTCTTGCACCGCCTAAAGTGCCAAAAGTCAGCATTGATTGGTATGCAAACGGCGGATTCCCAGGCAAAGGACAATTATTTGTCGCAAACGAAGTAGGTCCTGAAATGGTTGGTACTATGGATGGAAGAACGGCGGTAGCTAACCAACAGGAAATTACACAAGGTATTGCTAATGCAGTTTATCCAGCGGTTTACAATGCAGTTGTAGCAGCTATGTCAGAAGCTAACAACAATGTAAATATAACATTACAAGGTGACGCGGATAAGCTATTTACAATGGTACAAGATAAAGCTAACAGCTATACAAATATGACAGGTCAAGCAGCCTTTCCATATTGATTGACAAACAAATATCAAAAGAATATATTTAAAGTACTAAAGATGAGGGGGAATATGTATGTCAGTAAAAAAAGAACTGAATGAAATGTTAGAAGCAATAGGAGTGAAGAAGAAACAGCAACCACAAATTCAACGCCCACTAAATCCTAACTTTAAAGGAGTGTACAGAGCGACAGAAAACGGCTTAGTCGAAGTATATTGTCCAAGATGTAGCAGTTGGGACTGTTCTCACACGCAGATTACGACAACTGTACCGCAGAAAACTAAGACAAGATATACTGTTAATCTGAATCCCTTAAGACCGTTTACATTGGTTAATAAGAAAGAGAAGATTAAGCAACAAGGTGGAACTTATTCACAGCATAGATTTGTATGTAACAGATGTGGGTTGATTTTTTGGTAATATATGGTTTAAATGGAGCGTACCCACTTGTGGGGATGATTTGAGACAGATGTTTCGTGCCAAGCGGTTGGCGCGATTGATTTGCAGAAAATGTCATGCACACTTGTGTGTATGAATGTTTCGTAAGATTTTCTCAAGAAGTTGGGGATTTTGCAGGAAATTGCAAAACATTTTATAGCTTTCGCCACTTGTGGCGACGATTTCTTGTAAAGCTAGGAGAGTTATCGCAGAAAGTTGCGACGATTTTTCCAAGAAGCTGGGGAAGTTTTCCACACAAATGTGGAAAGCGTTTTATATAACCGTTGCAGAAAGTTGCAACGATTCCCCAGAAGTGGGGAAAATGAAATCAGTAGCGCCGAAATCTTGGCTATATTAAATACTTAAAGCAAATAAAAAGGGGCTGCCAGTCCGACAACTGACAGCCAAAAGTTACAATACCACTTAAACAAGCAGTACAGATATTATATAACACTAATTGAATTAATGCAATAGAAATATTAAGGAATGTATCAGAAATGGTGCATTCCTTTTTTAATGCCTTGAAAGGGGTGGTTTGATTGATTGACGCAGTTGTGATTGAGGGGGTTAGATTCCCGGTAGCTTATAACGGCTACACATACAGCAGAAATAAGATATGGTCTAAGAACACAGGAAGAAATGATTATGGAGAAATGGTAGGCACGATTGTAGCACTTAAAGACAAGATAGAACTGCAGCTACCGCCATTAACGGGTAAACAGGCGTTGTTGCTTGATAATGTAGTAAGCGACATAGATAACCCATTCCCAACAGCACAAGTCTTATTCTTAGGTGGCACGCAAAAGGAAATGACAATATATACAGGAGATGTGACATATCCGTATCTTACAAGAGCAAAGAATGAGGACGGACTTATAGTCGGAGCAAAATTAAGTTTAATTCAGAAATAAAGGAGAGGGTTCCACATGAAACTTAAAACAAGTGAGCTAATAGACAGATTTCAGAGTTTAAGCAACATATCACATGACAAGACCACAGGCAGAATTGCTATGGCCGTTATGTGCAATATTAAGGCATTAGAAGAGCTGTACAAGGCAACATTACAGACCGTAGAAGATACTAAGGTTAAGTATGCAGATAAGGACGACAGCGGTAATCCAGTTATCAATGATAATCAGTATCAGGTTACATCAGAGAATTTAAAGAAGTTACAGGAAGAATTGCAGGAAATCAATGAGCAAGAGATTGAAGTGCCTGACATGACAATGCTTCCTATGGACGCGTTTGATAAATGTGAAGAAATTACACCAGCTAAATTATACTCAATCGAGTTTATGATAAGCCATTAATTAATCAATAAAGGCGGTGTAGAATGAAGATATTAGACACAGCTATGACGGAAATTGTTAGGGGAAATAGCGCAAGATACTATTCCAAGTATGTTGTTGACGGAAAAGAACATACTGAAACGCTTAACAATTTCAAGTTCCAAAACATGATAAATCCCAATAATGAAATTACGATAGGTAACACTTGCAGCAGCGGTGTTACCTTTTCTATTTATATGCCAACAATAGGTCTTGAAAATAAGGAGATTACCATATTCGAGGGCGTTAAGGTTGGCACAGAAATTAAGTATATTCAGTTGGGAATATTTACAGTTACTAAGCAGACAAGTGACGGAGAATACACAAGCTATGAAGCATACGACAGAATGTATAAGGCTGATATGCCTTACTTCTCGGATATGGCATTTCCTAGCACAGATAAAGCTATTCTTAATGAGATATGCGGCAAGTTAGGCATACCTTTAGCAACAAATATAGTCACAGCACATACTATCAACGATAAGCCACAGGGATATACCTACAGAGAAATTATCGGCTATATGGCTATGTTACAAGGCTGTAACGCGGCAATTAATTCTGATGGAAACCTTGAATTAAGGTGGTATAAAGATAGCGGTTATGTACTTGACGGACATAAGTATTATCAGCAGGGCGTAACATTCACAACAAGTAAAGATTTTATCATACAAAAACTGACATGCAACAATACAAAGTCAGGCGATAAGGAAACTAGCACGATTACCAGTGGTAGCGGTGCAACAGGACTTAGCTTTGCTAACCCATTTATGACACAAGCAATCCTTGATGAAGTCTACAAAAAGATAGGTGGTTTTACATTTAGACCGCTTACAGTTAAGTTTATTGGTGACTGGCGATTGGAAGTTGGCGATATTATAACTGTTAATAAAGGCGGCGTTGATTACAAAGTGCCTATAATGCAGATTACGCACGAATGTGACGGCGGCTTAATGGATACTGTTACATCTATAGGGCAATCTGATACGGAGAATACAAGTGTTGCTTCTGGACCTATTACTAAGCAGATGGAGCGGTACTATGCCGACTTGATAACCGTTAATAAGGCACTAATTAATAAGTTAGATGTTGATACAGCCAAGATTACCTATGCAACAATAACCAATCTTAATGCAACTAACGCAAGCATTGATAATCTTAAAACAAATAAACTAGATGCAACATATGCAGATATCATCAACGCTAATGTGGAAAGCCTTAAGGCGGCTAATGCAGAGATAGTCAAACTTAAAGCTAATTCATTAACGGCGGATATAGCGGATTTAAAATATGCACAGATTGATTTTGCCAATGTAAAAGGACAAGTAGTAGGAACTTCTCTTATTAAAGACGGAGCAGTAACTAATGAAAAAGTACAAAGCCTATCCGCTAATAAGCTAACAGCAGGCACAATTGACGCAAGCAAGATTACAGTTACTAATCTTAACGCTGATAATATCACAGTAGGCACAATTAACGGAAAACGTATTGGAACAGGTTCTTTATCGCTGGATAAGTTAGCCGAGGAAGTACCAACAAAAGAATATTTAGATAGAGTACAGGAAGATTTACAAGGGCAAATTGACGGAAATATTGAGACATTCACTAAGGCAGAAATACCTACGCTTAATAATGAGCCGGCTATTAACTGGAAAGATAACGCAACGAAAAATAAGCATATAGGCGATATCTGTTATGTGGTTAATCCGGCTTCAAGTGCAGATGGATATTCATACAGATTTGCTGATACAGGTACATTAGAAACACCTAACTATGAATGGGTACTGATTAAGGATAGTGATGTTACTAAGGCGTTACAGGATATTATTAACATCAATGGTGAGATTACTGGAATTAAGAAGTTTAATGTTGAAATAAGCTCATGGAAAACTGATACAGACAGTGAATTATCAAGCCTTAAGACACGAACAACTACTCTTGAAACTGATATAGGTAACAAGGTTGATACTACGACATTTAATGAGGTTAAACAGACTGTTGATGAAAATAGTTCTACTATAACCAAAATGTCCGAAACCCTTAGTAAAAAGGCTGATAGCAGCACTGTTACAGCTTTAAGTAATACTGTTAATAGCATTAAACAGACCGCAGACAGTAACACATCAAGCATATCAAGTCTTACAACTGTAGTTGAGAAAAAAGCTAACCAAGATGAAGTTACAAACATATCTAATAAGCTGACAACTGTTGAACAGAACTTAAATGGATTGACGGTTGATGTTACAAACCAATATCAATACATTGATAATCAGCTTAATGGCAATCATAAGATATATGAGATTGCACATGTGCCAACTAAAGATAATTACCCAGCTAATGAATGGAGCATACAGATATATCCAAGTGATGATATATATCCTAGTGATAGCACATGGGAGTACACAGAAGATGAGTATGAGAAGTATGTAGGAACTATTGCATATTGGAAAGACCAACAAAGAGCATGGCGATTTATACGAAAGCCTGACGGAACGCATGCCTGGGTTGAAATCAGTGCCACCGAAACAACATATCTTCTTAATCAGAATGCTTCATTAAGAATTGATGTGAACAATATAAGTACAAGCCTATCTTCACTTACAACTAATATTCAGAACAATTACAGCACTACAACGCAGATGAACAACGCTATAACGCAAGCAATAACAAGTGAAAGTAATAGCATCAAACTAGAGGTGTCAGGAACTTACGCAACTAAGGATAGCGTAGCTAATACGCTTAAGAGCTACGCAACCACAGCAAGCCTTGAAGCATACATTAAGAAAGACCCAACGACAGGGGAACTTAAATCTGCTATCGAAGCGATTGCAGATGATATAACACTTAATGCAAGTGGAACAATTAATATTAGCGGTAATAAGTCTGTTAATATCAATGGTAATCTGTTCACACTTACATCTACTAATACTACTATTTCAGCAGATGGTTCGATAGACTGTAAGAAGCTAAAAGCTGTTAATGCTGATTTAGAAGGAACTTTTAAAAATATAAATGTAACTGACGGAGGTATTACAATGACCACTACTATTATTGGCGGTGAATACCTTATTAAAAGCAGTACAGGGGCATTTTTACGGATGCAGGGACACTACATTGAAATGTCAAATGATGATGGTTCAGGAACGAAATGGGTACTAAGTAGAAGCGAATGTGTTTTTAATGACTATTTAAACGTTAAGCTATATCACCCTTCACTTAAAAACTATATGCGACCTGCTTTGTCTATGAGAAATCCAGTAACATTTGATTGGAGCGGAAGCGTTTTAACTATATACGTTGACGATGTAGCTGTCGCTACATGGGATTGGGCACAAAAAAATTGGTATTAAATCCGCACAGCGGTAGAAAGGAAAAACAATATGTTAAGTATAACAAAGACAACAAACTTAAGTGGAACATCAGTGATTAATGGTCAATCAGCCATGACAATGTATGCGGCTGTACCAGAAACTGGTTCATTGACAATTAGTCAGACAATCACTAACAAGGAATTATACCTTGCAAATCAGACACAATGTGATGCTGATTATGAGAATTTCAAAGCAGAAGTTAATAAGCTATTAAAGAGTGAACAGCAGACAGTTGATTTGAATACAACAGATACAATAACAGAGTAAATCATCAGAGAGCGTGGGTTTAAGCCTACGCTCTTATTTTTAAGGAGGTAAAATATGAGCCTAACCGGTTTTTTTTCGTACAGCCGTGTAAACTGGCAACAATCGCCAAGTAAAAGTACTCCGCTTAGTGCGGCAAACCTAAATGTAATGGACGCAGGCATTAAGAATAACAATGACATGATTAGCAATATTCGTGACGAGATTACACAATTAAACAGCAATATTGACGTTAAAAACTTTTTTTGCAAAAATATTGCAAGTATAAATGGTACTCTTGAAGGTTATGGCTATAATTATTGCTATTATAATAAATCTACCAAAACAGGGATTTTATACTTTGCTTCAAAAATTGAAACCCAAGATTCTGCACAGAATAATTTTACCGGATATTATGATGTAAAAACAGTCCTTAAAAATATGGGTATTAGCTTTAATAAAGTATTGGAAAGCAATTATACTCCTTATGATGCCACAGGTGTAGTTCGAGCAAAGTTGATAGGCTATGGAACAACATTATTATATAGCTCTGCAAGTCAACATTATTCCTTTGCAAGATACTATACGAAAGATGGTAATAAAGGAGCATGGGCTACAAGCGAATTCCAAAAGGGTGATTATATTATAGGCTCGCTTATATTTAGCTAAGCTTCGAATACTTCCGTTAGTAATTGCACCGTCGTATTTAATATTATTGCTGTTTAGCCGCGGAATGAGAATAAGACGCAAGGTATTGACAAAAATTACAGAAGAAGATGTAAGGCATTTTTATTGAACATGACAAACTGCAAGAAGCAATTTGCAAGGTTGGCAGTGCCGCATAACATTAACAATATAATATTCGCAATCAAGCACCTTAGTGGAAACACTGGGGTGCTTTTTTGATACACATTTTTCTAGGTTTAGGAGGTAATTTATGAGTAAATTATTCGGAATTGACACATCAAGATGGCAGGGAGATTTTAATTTCAAAGCTGCAAAGGATAATGAGGGCGTGGATTTTGCAATCATCAAGGCAGGCGGTGCTGATGATGGTTTATATGAAGATAGAGAGTTTGAGAACAGCTATAATAAGTTGAAAAGCGCAGACATCCACAAGGGAGCATATTTCTTCGGTAACGCATTAAGCAATGACGAAGCTGTAAATGAAGCCAGATACTTTGCACAGCTCTTAGCAGGCAAATCATTCTGCTATCCAGTATTCTATGATGTTGAAGCAGGCATGGTTACTGGCAATGACCTTACGGACATTATTATGGCATTCCTTGATGAAATGAGAAACGCAGGATATAAGAATGTGGGCTTATACTCATATGAGAACTGCATTAACAATTATGTAGACATTTCAAGAGTAAAAGAAGCTGGTTATGCCGTTTGGGTAGCAAAGTATTCAGATACAGAACCTAGAATTGCTGTTGATTATGACATATGGCAGTTTGGCGGCGGCGTTAATTATCTTAGAGACACACAGATTAACGGACAGACAGTAGACCAGAACTATTGTTACACTGATTATTGCACAGACCATGTAGTTGAAGACATCACAGTGCCAGACTATGAGCCAGTGCCAGATACTAAGTATCATAAAGGCGATACAGTTAAGGTTATTAACGCTATCCAGTACGATAATAGCGAGCCATTCAACACTTACTATGATGAGTACAGCGTTTTATCAGCCAGTGGCAGAAGAGTTGTTATTGGTGTTGGTGGCGTAACTACTGCTGCTATTGACGAGGATAACATCAACCTTGTTAAGTGTATTTATGACAATGACAATGATATCAACACAGATACAGTAAGTCGTGGTGACGGCAAGAAAGTCAGAGTACTTGATAACATTGATTATGACGGCGTGAGATTTGCGACATATTATGATGAATATGATGTAATTGAAGAAAATGGAGACAGAGTTGTTATAGGTATTGGTACAACAATCACAGCTGCTGTCAATATTGCTAATCTTGAGTTTATTGGCGGCTCAAGTTCTGATGATACACCTACAGATATCCCATTCAGTAAAGATATTGAAGAGGGTAGCACAGTAAGATTTGTCGGAAACACAGATTATGACGGCACAGCTATTAAGGCTTGGTTTGATGAATATACAGTATCAGAAAAAAGCGGAGACAGAGTTGTCCTTGTGCATGACGGAGAATTATTCGCGGCGGTCAATGTAGCCGATTGTGAATTAGTCTAACCTTAACAAAAATACCGGGAGTGCAATGCTCCCGGTAATATCTTAATGAATAAGCACATAGCAAGCATAATACTTACAATTCTCTTTTTCATAGGCAAATCCCCTTTAAATTTAATTTTACTAATCATATCACAATATGCATAATTTGTCGAATATTGTCGAAACTTGCGATATTTTTAAGTTGATTTTTATATTATCAGTATTTATAATAATAATTGTCCGAGAGATTCGGACGAAATCTTCAAGTTTTGGCTAGGTGGCACTGTTTGATTGGCGTTGGCAGTGTCACCGCTGAAAACTGTTAATCTACTGGGGGTAGGTTGACATGTAAGAACAGATGTTCTATAATAACACCATCGCTACCAGTGTTATATCGTGCAATAAGGGGGATATATGGAGAATGAAGAATATAGGCAGAAGATAATCGAAGAAATCAAAGAAATAAATAGCGTTGAAGTACTAAAGTATATTTACAAAATAATGATGGATGTAATAAAAAAGCCAGTGTAAAAATACACTGGCATACACCTAGAAAAAAGTAAAAAGAAATATATTGCAGTGCGTTACTAATATCTGAGGTAGATTACTTTTTACAAGCAAGCAAACCTAGTCTTGTAACTGTTACATTTTCCAAGGTTTGTGTAATATATCCTTTGCTTGAAAGAGTTTTCATAAATGGCAATAGAGATATCATATCGAGATTTAAAGCATTGGCTATATCGCGATAATCTGTATTGCCTTTCTCATTTCTTTTAGTGATAATAGTTATAAGAACATCATTCTCATTCAGCATATTGTTTACGCTCCTTTTAATAAATCTATTAAGCCGAGAACATATTCTTTTTGTTCGTCATTTAACTCTAAAAATGTATGTATCGAGCGTACTAATCTTCTGTCATTCCTTATCTTAATCCACAAATCAGCTTGTTCCGATAAATCAAGTTCTTTTTCTTTCCCAGTTCTTAAATAATCCACAGGTAATCCTAAAACTTCTGAAATTTTACCCAATCTATCATCTGGAAATGAACCTTTGCGTAATTGACTAATGTAGCCATTAGCAAAACCACATTCTTTTTCTAATCTTGATATAGGAATTTTTCTCTCTTTGCAAATTCCCCTTACTCTTTCTACAGTGTTCATTTGTTTTTCCTCCATTTTTAGAGATTTACCTAAAAAGGTGTTGACAAATTAGAGAACACTCTATATAATAACTTTAGGTTTTAGAGAAAAGCCTAAAGTTAAAGGGAGCATTCTCAAATATGTTTTTGGCAATTCATAGTTTAGAACATTCTCTAAATAATGTCAAGCTTTTCTCTAAATCCTATATAAATTAGGAAAGGAGAAGTCTATGTTTTATCAAAAAATAGTTGATTATTGCAATAAGAACAATCTTTCTATAATGGCATTTGAAAAGAAATGTGGTATCGGCAATGGAACTGTGGGCAGATGGAAAGATGATAATTCATTGCCAGCATTAACCACTATTCAGAAAATTGCAGATGCAACAAGTATTCCCATAGAAAAATGGATTAAGCAAGAATGATAGGCGATTGAAGCGTCGTTTAACTTTGCAAGAAAGGAATGACAATGAAAAAATAACATTTTCAGATGTTGCATTAGTGATTGCAATACTTACATTACTATTTCAGATTTTTTGTCATTTTATTTTACCAAGATTTTGACAAGGAATGTGACAACGACAGAAAAGAGTAAAAATGGAGAACATTTTATAGCGCAAAGTACAAACAGATTAGAATTTTTGATATTGATGCAATAGAAAAGTGATGGTAGCGGTAAATAGTTGCAAACTTTTATTCAAACATCATTAGTTCTTTTTGACAGGGATAGCGTCCTGTTCGTATCAAGTGTGAATTACCTACCGATTGGCAGTTTTGTCTTTAGCATATTTATTTAATTCTATTGATATAGAAATAAGAGCGTACAGGGTGCAGAAGTCTACGCCACAGAAGTATGAGCCAACCACTGATACGCACAATGCTATGACAGTATCCATACAATCTCCTTTCGGAAAGTGTCTACCATCACCTTTCTATTGTATCAATAAATATAAAGTTTTACAAGTTACAGCAGATAGGAATGAGCAGAATCGCTTAAATGCACCTTAAAAGGTCAAATATATCACACATTATTTAGAAAGGAATGTTTATGGAGCTACAGATTTTTAGCAATTCAGAGTTCGGAGAAATCAGAACCATTACCAAGGATAATGAAACATATTTTGTTGGAAAAGATGTTGCAAAAGCACTAGGATTTACAAATCCAAGAGATGCAATCGCTACTCATGTGTTTGACGAGGATAAGGGAGTAGACACTATCGACACCCTTGGCGGAAAGCAGAGTATGACTGTTATTAACGAATCTGGTGTTTATGCCTTAGTTTTTGGGAGCAGACTTGAATCCGCTAAGAGATTTAAACACTGGGTTACATCAGAGGTACTTCCATCAATCAGAAAGACAGGAAGTTACAGTAAGCCTTTGACAACATCTGAACAGATTAGATTATTGGCACAGGGCAACACAGAACTCACAGAGAGAGTTGATAAGGTTGAAGATAAGATAATCAGTATCGAAGAAGAAACTCCGCTTTACGGCTGTGAGATTGAAGAAGTGCAGAAACATGTTAGAAAGAAAGGAATTGAAGTACTTGGCGGAAAGGACAGCAATGCGTACAAAGACGGTGGTATTCGCGGTTCAGTATATTCTGATATATACAAGCAGTTAAAACGCGAATTCGGGTGCGTGGCGACATACAAGAGTATTAAAAGAAAATACTTGGCTGATGTACATGAATTCATTGACACCTATTTGTTGCCAATAGCACTTGCCGAGGTGGTACATGATACAAACATGTAGGAGAAGATATGAAAGAAAAGATAATTAACATATCCGCAACACTGGCAGGAATCAGCCTTATAGCGTTGATTCTAAGACCAGTACAACCGCAAGCTAAGATTAATCAGCAGAGTGCAGTGTTAAGTGAATGCTACAACTCACATGTTGATTATAAGGTTGAAACTGGAGAGATAAGTGTTGATGAATATGAGTTGTCGCTTATGGCACATTTACTGATGGGTGAATGCGGAGCGACATGCAACGATGATGAAATGCTATATCTTGTAGGAGCTGTTGTTTTGAATCGGGTACAAAGTGAGTATTTCCCTAACAGCATTGAAGAAGTTATCTATCAGCCAGGGCAATATCAGTGCACAGAACTTATAAACAGTGGATTCTATAAAGAACCAACAGAAAGGTGTTGGAGAATAGCAGAAGAATTATTAATAAGCGGATATGACATACCCAACAATGTGTTGTATCAAGCTGAATTCAGACAAGGTAGCGGTGTTTATAAGAAAGTGCAGAACATGTACTTTTGCTACAAGTAAGGAGTGCTTATGGAAGAAAGGATAAGAGAAGAAATGCTCAACTTGGGTATTCTATCCAATAAAAGAGGTTACATCTACATAATAGAAGCTGTTAAACGATTTGGGAATTTTACATCAATGGAAAATATTTATAACAGTATTGCCAAGGCTACAAATAGGTCACCAGCATCTATTGAAAGGTCAATCAGAACAGCCATTAAATCGGCTGATCATGACCTATCAGCATGGAAGAATTATGACTGTCTCACAACGAGAGGATTTATTACAACAATGTATTACAGATGTAAGGAGAATGCCAATGAGTAACATAAAAAGAATAATAAAACTGAATAGAAACAGACAGAGAGCTATAAGGGAAAAGGATTTCAGAAAGTTCTATACTTTCAGCTGCAAAATCCATCTGATTGAAAGAATGGATAAAGTACCAATAGGAAGTTACATATTAAAATAAGGAGAGAAAGAAATGGAAAATGCAATTAATAACAACAATATCACATTAATAGGAGTAGTCGAGAAAGAAGCGGAATATTCACACGAGGTATTCGGCGAGGGATACTACATATTTATGCTCAAGTGTTTAAGAACAAGTGGCAATGAAGATGTGTTACCAGTGATGATATCAGATAGACTCACTGATATTAGAGAAATCAAAGTAGGACAGGCTGTCACGGTTTTAGGGCAGATAAGAAGCTTCAATAAGCATACTGACAATATGAAGAGCAAGCTGATTTTAACAGTTTTCGCAAGAGAATTTGAAGTGCTGACACATGATTCAGAAGAATTACCATTTGAAGATAATACCAATATGGTTATACTTGACGCTTATATCTGTAAGCCGCCTATATACAGATGTACTCCAAAGGGCAGAGAGATTGCAGATATCTTAGTAGCGGTAAACAGACCATATAGCAAGTCAGATTACATACCATGTATAGCATGGGGAAGAAATGCAAGATTTGTAGGCGGACTTGAAACAGGGGAGCATATCCAGATTCAGGGTAGATTCCAGAGCAGGGAATACGCTAAGAAGATAAGCGACAATGAAGTTGAAACAAGAACTGCTTATGAAGTATCGGTGAGCAAGATTGATTATGCAGAGGAGGGTGAAGCTGATGTGTAGTGATATTACAGTTAGAGAGTTAGCAAGTATGGCTCTTGATGAATATGCGATGTGCCAGATATGGACACCGCAACACGGAACAGTATTTAACGGTTCGTTTGAAGAAGCTAAGTATTCAGCCTATGCGGATAGGGAAATTGATAACTTCCAAGTTGAAGATGGCGTATTTGTTATGAATATTTAATAAGGAAAGGATATTGTTTATGAAAACATTTTTAAAAAAAGCGGTTTTAGAGAATTTTATGTGTTACGCAAGCAGAACATTTGATTTTTACGACATAACAAAGATTATGGCTGAGAATGGCGTAGGTAAATCAACTATTGCCACAGCGTATCTGTGGTGCTTGTTTAACTGTGATTATGAGTTAAAGGATAATCCGGTTGTCAGACGAGAGATTGACGGAAAATCTGTTGATGATATGGATACAAGTGTTGAACTTACACTTGATGTTGATGGAAAAGAAATAACTATGAAGAAAGTACAGAAACGTACTTATAGCAAGGATGGCAGCAGTTACAAGGATGATAACGCATACTTTGTCAATGACGTTCGTAAGAATTTAAAGGACTTCAACGCATATCTTGACATTGATATGAATGTGTTTAAGATGTGCAGCAACATCAATGCATTTCTAAATCAGAAGCCGGCTGAAATGAGGGAATATCTGTTCAGTCTTGTTGAGAATGTAACAGACCTTGATATAGCACGTTCTAAGGCTGAATTAGCAGAGTTAGCACCACTGTTAGAGAAATACACAACGGAAGAACTAACTGCTATGAACAAGGCTACAAAGACTAAAATTACTAAAGATTTACCTATTCTTGATGGACAGATTAAGGAAAAAGAAAGAGATATTCAGATTAAGCAGGACATTAATACATCTGACCTTGAATTGCAGAAGAACAGCATTAAAGAACAGATTGCTGATTGCGTGGCAAAACAGACTGATAACGACAAGCTGTTAGCTGAATACGATAAGGCTAGTGCAGATATTCTTGATTTGAAATTCAAACAGGGAGATTTATCACGCAAGGCTAACGAGGAAAATATCAAGGTTAGGAGAGATATTGAGGATAAGATTGCCGACAAGAAGTTTCTTGTTAAACAGACAGAAAAGACTATTGCCGATACCGAAAGCTGTATTGCCAGTTCAGAAAAGACCATTGAGAGCATTAAGGCTTACTTACAGACAGAGCGTGATAAGTGGAAAGAAGAAAATGAACGTAAGTTTGATGATTCAAGCCTTATCTGTCCTTATTGCGGTAATGAATATAAGGAAGATAAGAAAGAACAGTTAAAGGCTGATTTTGCAAAGCATAAGGCTGATAACTTAAAGACAATTACTGACAATGGCAATATGTACAAGGAAAGACTTGATAAGGAAAAAACTACGCTTGAAAGCCTTAAAGCAGGGTTGCCAAAGCACAAGGAAAGCCTTGAAATGCTGAATACTGCCATTGCAGACCTTGAAAAGCAGTTATCCGAACTTCCGCAGGAAATTGATGTGACAGCCACAGAGGAATACAAGGCGCTTGAAAAGCAGATAGCTGAAAAAGAACAGGCTATGCACAAGGCTAATGATGTTTCAGCGGTTAAGGCTGAATTAAAGGCACAGGAAAATGATTTAAGGCAGCAGTTAGCAGAAGTTGAACAGAAGATAGCTGAAAGCAACACAGAGAAAGACGAACAGCGACTTGAAGAATTGAGGGCAGAACAGCGTACACAGGAACAGAATAAGGCTAATGCTGAAAAAATCCTTGATTTGCTTGATGAACTGGATAAGGCAAAGAATGAAACATTGTCTGACAGTATTAACAGCCATTTTTCGCTTGTTAAGTGGAAGCTGTTTGAACTGAATAAGTCTGGTGGTTACAAGTCAGTTTGTATACCTACAGTTAATGGAAAGTCAATTCTTACAACTATGAGCAATAAGGGCAACAGGATTCTTGGCAGAGTTGATATTTGCAATTCTATTCAGAAGATTAGTGGTATGTCAGTGCCTATTGTCTTAGACGATAGCGAGAGCCTTGACAGCACTAATCAGAAGAAAGTTGCTGATATGGTCGATAGTCAGTTGATTATGCTGATTGTCAATGATAGCGAGAAATTAGAGATTGTGGAGGGATAATATGCAGGGCGGAGACACATATGTACTTACAGTAAGCGATGAAGAAGCAGAAGTTATCAAACAGTTTGTATCAGCAATGGAGAAAGTTACTATTGGCGTAGATAATGATGATATTTGGGATATTATGGAAACCATCGCAAACAAACGGACTTCTGGTAGCGTAACAGGCATAATGATTATGTATGAAGAAAGCGAGGAATAATTATGGCATATAAAGCATTTAACCCAGATTTTACTTGCAAAGGTAAGCAGTACGAAGAGAACACAACATATGAAGAAAATGGAAATGAGATATGCGAAGCTGGTGTAATGCACTACTGTGAAAATCCATTTGATGTACTGGACTATTACCCTCTTGTAAACGAGAATGGCGAGATTTCAGAATTTGCAGAAGTTGAGCCGCTGGGAAAAGTTTTTAAAAGAGAAAACAAATGTGCAACTAATAAGCTTCACATTAAAGCCAAGTTGGGCTTAAAAGGTTTTATTAAGGCCTGCGTAGATTTTACTCTGGAGAAAACGAAGATTGAGGAAATTGAAGATGGCATAGAAAATGACAATGGCAATAATTACGCACAGATAGGTTCAAGCGGATATTACGCAAAGATAGGTTCAAGTGGAGATTACGCACAGATAGGTTCAAGTGGAGATTACGCACAGATAGGTTCAAGCGGATATTACGCACGGATAGGTTCAAGTGGAGATTACGCAAAGATAGGTTCAAGCGGAGATTACGCACAGATAGGTTCAAGCGGAGATTACGCAAAGATAGGTTCAAGTGGAGATTACGCACAGATAGGTTCAAGCGGATATTACGCACGGATAGGTTCAAGTGGAGATTACGCACGGATAACATCTAAGGGTAAACATTCAGTTGTTATGGCAGCAGGCTATCAGCCGCAGGCAAAAGCTAAAAAAGGTAGCTGGATAACACTTGCTGAATGGGTAAGAACGGGTGATAAAGATGAAAAAGGCTTCTGCATTTGGGTTCCTAAATGCGTTAAGACCGAATACGTTGACGGAGAGCGTATCAAGGAAGATATATTCTACGAATTAGTAGATGGCGAATTTAAAGAAGTGGAGGAAAACTAATTATGGCAGAAACAACAGCAGTAGCAGAAAAGAAAGCATTTACAACATCATTAAGTGAATGGAGTAATGCTATGACAGGTCTTATTATTGACGATTATAAGGCTTGCGGAATGGATATGGACGATTACGCTAAAGAGTGTGCTATGGAAGCCATGACAAGCATTTTTAACCTTGTTAAGAGCAATCCTAAGGTTAATATGTGTAGCCTTGATACAAGCAATTTGAGAGGCATTGTTAAGCGTTGCGCAAGCCTTAAACTTAACGCAAGCGCATATCCGAGAGAATGTTATTTTCAGTTGAGGAATGTGAACATCGGAAAAGATGCCGACGGAAAAGAAATTTGGCAGCAGCAGGTCGAAATGGGCATTGAGGGAAGCGGTTACGACTCTTTGCTTGCCAACTATGGAAAAGATGTTAAACAGGTATATCCATATTGGGTAATTAAAGAGGGCGACAAGTACATACCGCCTAAGCATAAAGGACTTACAGTTACGGAGCCAGAGTGGGAAGAAAACGGATTATCTGACAAGGCGGTAAGGGTTGTATATCCTGTTAAGTTGTTAGATGGAACAGTAACATATCTTTCTGCTGATAGAGACAGCGTTAAGGTAAACCTCTTATCTCATGTAAAGCAGAATATGTTGAATGCTACATTTGGAATTATTACAGGTACTAAAAAACAGTATGGGAAAGAAGTTGCAAGAACTAGATATGATGCAACGCCGGAAGAAAAGGCAAAAATTAAAGAGAAAAAGGAAGAAGTTCTCAATTCCTTAAGAGCGTGCAAGACAGTAGATGAAATGCTTGAATGTGAGCTTGCTAGACCGTTCATCAGCGGTGCTTGGCTTGACACGCCAGAGAGCATGATTCAAAGAAAAATGTGCAACAACGCTACAAGAAAATACCCTAAGAACTATGACCCTATGGCAAGACAGGCACAGATTGAAATGGATGAGGTATATCAAGTTGCACAGGCTGAAATTGCTGAAAATGCTAATACTGTTGAATTTATAGAAGATAAGGCAGATGCAGTTGACACCACGGCAACAGAAGCAACAGAAGAACAAACAGACAGTACATTGCCACCATTTATGCAGGCAGAATAGGAGATTGAGTATGAGAATAATTTCGCAGGATGGAACAAAGGATTTCCCATATGATAGCAGTTCGGTTTCTATATATGGAGGATGCATAAATGGGCGCATTTATGTGAGAATGCAGTTATGTGGTGGATATGATGATTCGGAAGATGTTGCAGATTATTCTACCAAAGAAAAGGCTTTAAAGGCTATGGAAATGCTTAGAGAACATAATGAGGGTGTTAACTTTCTTAAAACAATAATAAATACTGAAAAAGGTGCTTCATTCGTAAGAGGTTTGTCGAAAACTGATTTTGACAAGATGACACAGAATTATTTCCAGTTCCCGAAAGATGATGAGGTGGAAGTATGATAATTAATAAAAATACTGATTCTGAACACGTTAAATTTATATCATACACAGGTAAGTATCCTAATCTTTGCAGCGGTATTTTAACACTTGAAATTGACGGAAAAACAATCAGATTTGGCAATAGGTATGTAGATAGTACAGTTGATTATCCTAAGTTTTGGGAAAGCGGCGGTAGTTGTTCATTTGACAATAATTGGAACAGCAATGTTACAGGCGGAGAATGGCAGATAGATTTTAATGAGATACCTGACCGCTTTAAGGAATACGCAGAGGAAATAGACGAAACATTCAATGCTAATGTGCCTTATGGTTGCTGTGGAGGGTGCTTATGAAACTTAAATGTATTGCGACAGGCAGTAGCGGTAATTGCTATCTGTTGCAGGCAGACAACGGAGAAACACTTATTCTTGATTGTGGAATACCGATTAAGGAGATTAAGAAAGGCTTGAATTGGAATGTTAAAGATGTTGTGGGTGTGTTATGCACCCATAAACACCTTGACCACAGCAAGTCGGTAAAAGATTTTGAAACTATGGGAATACGAATATCCACCCCACATATACAATACGCAAAGCATGAGGGCATGCATCGTTATCATACGATACCATTTGGCAGTTTTAAAGCTAAGGCGTTTGACCTAACAACAGTAGACGGCAGGTGGACGCATACAGACGCAAATGGCGAACCTTGCCCGATATTCGGCTTTCTGATAACTCACAAGGAAATGGGAAAAATGCTTTATATAACCGATTGTGAGGTTGTCAAGTGGAAGTTTAAAGACATAAACCACATTCTCTTAGGCGTGAATTATGACAAGGATTTAGTTGATACTGACAATCCAAAAGCTAATCACGTTTTCAGAGGTCACTTATCCATTGATACAGCTTGCGGTTTTGTTAAGGCTAACGATTCATACAGCTTGCAAAATGTCATAATGTGCCATTTATCAAGTGAAAATGCTGATAAGGATAGTTTTATTGAGAAGATGAAAAAAGTTGCTTGTGGGGCGAATGTAGATGTTGCAGAGCCGGGCAAGGAATGGGTTTTAAGGAAAGGAGATGAATGTCCGTTTTGAGAATAGAAAAGCTAATTGAATTTCTAAAGGCGCATTTTGAAAGTGGAATACAAATGTTTGATACGCCGTCAATTATGCCAGATTTCCGAATGCCTATTTATGATAAGGATGACATACTTGTGTTGTTTGCGCCTGAATACGAATATATCGAGATATACGGCATTTCTGATAAGGAGTTTAAACGAGTTATGAAAGAGGCAGGCGGTTATTAAAATGCGTGTCCGTTTTAGAAAGGAGAAGAATATGGCTAAGAAAAAAGGAATAGGCGTAAGCACGCTTACTAACAGGATATATTACGGAACACAGGACACCGAGAAGCGCATGTGGGTAGGGGAGAAAACAGATATTACCAGCGATGTAATAGCCGCTGCGTTCGAGTGGTTTATGGGGAATATGCATGGCAAAGAGGAGTATTCAATCACATATCCCGGAATGGAGTTTGAGTTGGTTATGAGGAGAAAAGCTGATGATTAAAGGAAGAAAAGTCTATGACCCATTAACTGATACCTGGAGCACAGGTTATTGGATTGCGGATGATAAAGGTAATTATTACCCTGTGTGGTAGAAAGGAGCAGAAATGGAGAGATTAACAAACAGTGATAAAGAAATACCAACACTAGATGATAATGCCGAATATTGGCTGAAAGCATACTTTAAGTTGAAAGATTATGAGGACTTAGAACAACGAAGGAAGCTAATCAAGATACCGCCTGAAGCGTACTGTATTGTGGATTTTGAGGTACGAAAGGGTTTTGTGTTAGAAGAAACATATCATATAAGCAGAAAGCCTTTGTTAGTTGTTCGATACGACGATAACTCTCTTAAAAGTCATAGCGGATACTTGGGGATTTCAGTATTCCTCACAAAATCCGAAGCAGAAGCAAAACTGAAAGAATTGAGAGGTGGAGAAAATGGATAAATTTCTTGAAAGCGTAAACAAGCGTGATTTTGATAGAAGAATATCAGAAGTTGTTAAAATGCTTGAGGAAAAGCAGCTCTACGGAACTATCAGTTTGATAAAAGATTTGAAATATTACCTTGACTTAGCTACAAAGGAAAAGACACACGACTGCAACTGCCAGCACAACAGTAATTCAAGAGATAACGAGCCTTGTTGCAGATGTGACAGCAGAATGACTAACGCTGACAGGATTAGAAATATGAGTGATGAAGAGTTAGCCGATTATCTAGCAACCGTAACAAGCGACACTATATGTGGAAGTTCATGGGATTATGATGGATGGATAAAAGAACTTCAATCAGAAGCGGAATAGGAGAGAGTATGGAAGATAGATACTTATTTAAAGCAAAAAGGAAAAACTGGCAGGAATTACCAAAAGACGAACAATGGGTGCAGGGTTACTTGTTTGATGATGGATTTGAAAATGGGAGAGTGTTTGTAGGTAGTTTTGTCATTGAGAAATACAATGGAACTGCTTGTGATGATTGGGCTGTTACTGGCATAAATTTCTACGAGATAGACCCGAACACAATCTGCCGTTGTACAGGCTTAAAAGACGAAAATGGGAAACAGATTTGGGAGAATGATATCTGTAATTATTATAATTCAGAAGATAAAGATGGTATTGGAATTATAAAAAATGATTATGTTTTATGGATAGACGGAACTATTTCTATGAGGCATAAAATGACACCTTTGTTTTATTTGCAATGTAAAGATGAATGGAAAGTTATCGGCAACATTTTTGATAATCCAGAGCTGATGGAAAGCGGGGAAAAGTAATGAATTATATTTTATCAATTTTATTATTTATACTTATTGAGTTAGTTATCTCTTTGGTAGAAAGCTTTGTTATATCATGGATAGCTTGTATATTAGGTATTAACATAGCATTTAAGATAATTTTATTTGTGGTATTTATTATAAATTTGTTTTTGCCTGTAAAAGGAAAGTAAGGAGGAAAAGAAATGAATCGTGTAATTTTATGTGGAAGATTGACAAGAGAACCAGAGGTTAGGTATTCACAGACAGCAAACGGAAGTATGGCAGTTGCAAGATACACATTAGCTGTTGACAGGGCTTTTAAGAAAGAGGATGAACAATCAGCAGACTTTATCAGTTGTATTGCATTTGGCAAGAATGGAGAGTTTGCAGAGAAGTATCTTCACCAAGGCACTAAGATTATTGTTGAGGGCAGATGGCAGACAGGCAACTACACTAACAAGGATGGACGAAAAATCTACACTAATGATTGCGTTGTTGAAAGACACGAGTTCTGCGAAAGCCGTACTAATCAGCAGAGCAATAACAGTAATGGAATTATGGGCGGTAACAGCAGTAATGACAGCTTTATGACTATTCCAGATGGTGTAGCTGACGAGGGATTACCATTTAATTAAGAGGTGTAATTATGGATTACAAGAAGTTAAGACAGGCGAAAGCCATAGAATCAGAGAATCGAAAGCGACTTCTAAAGATAAATCCAAAGCTGAATGACAGGAGCGGAATATACTTTTTGACAAGAACTGACGAAAACAATATTTCGTACTTTTACATAGGGCAGGCAGTGCATATATGCCAAAGAATGTGCGGACATCTTGTAGGGTATCAACACATAGACCTGTCTCTTAAAAAAAGGGGCTTTTATAGTGATAATAACCCTTATGGGTGGAAACTTAATTTTATCAACTATCCCGAATCCGAGCTAGACAAATGGGAACAGTACTGGATTTTGGAGTACACCAAAAAAGGTTATCAATGCAGATACAACAAGACAGCAGGCGGTCAAGGAGAGGGCAAAGAAAAGATAAATGAGTTTAAGCCCTCTAAAGGTTACCGTGACGGCATACAGCAGGGCAGAAAGAACCTTGCAAGGGAATTATCCAATATCGCAGAAAAGCACCTTAAAATCGAAATCAGAGCGGATAAGGCTAACAATAAGGTATCACAGAAGCAGTATGAGAAGTTTATGGATTTATTGAAAGTAGGTGAAAGCGAATGACGAGTGTAGAAGAATATTTATCTAAAGCGAATGATGAGTATAAAAAGGGCGAAGAATATAAAGAACTTGCCAATAAACACTTTAATAATTATGCAGAACTTATGGCAATATACAGAATAGAAAGCGTAAACAGAGTTCTTGACTTTATAAGAGATGAATATAGGGTAGGAAGAATTTGCGACCTTGAAGTATTATTATGCCATTGCCAAAACAAGCTGAATGGCAATATTGACGGAACAGAATTAGACCTTGACGAGCATTTAAGAGGTGTTCCTTTTTTGAAAGCGGGTGAAAGTAATGCTGATACCAACAGTTAAAGCTAAAGAGTTTGAGAAGTTCGGCTTCAAAAAATGCAAGGGCGAATATGGTAAGCATGGTTGTTATTATCTTTGCATTGCCAATGGCGTAAAAATGCTTCTTGTAAGCAATGTGTATTTTGGAGTTAATGACTGGGATGATAATGACCCAAGAATCCACAAAGACGCTAATTGCAGATACAGAGACAACAGAACTTACCTTGATATTATCTACGAGTTAATCATGGCAGATATGTTTAAAAGTGATTGTACGAAAGTGGGTGGTAACGATGAAGATTGAAACTACTGATATTGAAGTTCAGGATTATGTCAAGAAGCTCGTGAACGTAGTCGCTAAGACAATGGTTGATTCATTTGAAAATCTCACTATCGAAGATGTAAATATGTTTAAGTTGGGCTACAACAAGGCTATTGATGATTGCATTGAAGAACTTAAAAAGCGAAGAGATACATGCTATATGAAAGTAAATTGTGATGATGTAGAACTTAAAATGCTGGCAGAAAAGTTGAAAGGAGCAAAACAGAATGAAGATTTTAAGTAAGAAGAAATGTGAAGAAATCTTAAAAAGAATTACTGCAAATGAAATTATTCAGATAGAGTACGGACTGCACGATATGGAAGCGGAAACAAAAGCGACAGAAAATAGAGCAGAAATAGCTTTTATTGTCGGTGACATTAAGGGAATGAATAAGGTACAGAACGCATTAAGAAAAAGGTATAACAATAAATAAAAAATCAAAGAAAGGAATAGGTTGTCGCGACATAAAACCGAGGTTTCCTTTTGGTATATTTTATGAATTTTGAAAATTATTCTTGTGATAATCAAATGAGCATATTTGACTTCACGAGAGAGCCAATCAGTATAACAAAGCCTATCCGATTGATAGAATTATTCGCCGGATATGGTTCGCAGGCTATGGCGCTAAAGAGAATAGGTGCAAAATTTGAGCATTACAGGGTTGTAGAGTTTGATAAGTATGCCATAGCAAGTTATAACGCAGTACACGGAACGGACTTTCCAACTATGGATATAACAAAGGCACACGCTGATGACTTAAATATTGTTGATGCAGACAAGTATTGTTATATGATGACTTACTCATTTCCTTGCACAGACCTGTCTGTCGCCGGAAAGCAAATGGGAATGAGTAAAGGTAGTGGAACAAGAAGCGGTCTGTTATGGGAAGTTGAGAGGATTTTAACCGAAATCAGAGATGGCAATGGAGAACTGCCACAAATACTGTTTATGGAGAATGTACCGCAAGTACACGGCAAGAAAAACATCAATGATTTTGAGAAGTGGTTGGGATTCTTAGAGAGTTTAGGGTACACAAATTATTGGCAAGATTTGAATGCTAAGAATTATGGAGTAGCACAGAACAGAAACAGGTGTTTTATGTTTTCGTTCCTTGGCAATTACTCATACGACTTTCCAAAACCGATACCACTTGAAAAGAAGTTGAAAGACTATCTTGAGGATAATGTAGATGAAAAGTATTACATCAACAATGAAAAAGCTGACAAGCTGATAAAACAGCTTATTGACAATGGCACATTACCACAACATAATCTTGACAGACAGACAGACAGACAGACTTGCGTTGACGGAACAATCAATAAGCCACAACAGAGAGAAGTTGCAAACTGCATCAAAGCAAGATATGACGCAGGAATCAGCAATTTGCGGTCAGATGGAAACTGTGTTGTTGAAAGACCAAGAAGCAACATTAGATAAACAAATTGATATTGCAACAACTTTGAGAGCAAGAGACTACAAAGGCTTTGATAATTATGGAAGTAACGGAGTAATTGAATGGAAGTATTAGGAAGCATATATACAGAGGTTTCAGACAGATTTCAAAAAGGCATTATCGGGGGGGGGATATTTCCCGATGTGTAAAAGCTGAAAAACACGATTTAGGAGTAATTATGGCAGATGTAAATGTAATAGGTTCTCTTGAAGCAAAATTTGAAAGTACCAACAGAATTTATGATGTAGGGGGGGGGTAGTCCAACATTGAGTACAATGCAAGGTGGAAATCGAGAGCCGAAAATTCTTGAAAGTCAGATAGTTGCTATGCGTGGAAGAAATCCCGATAATCCGTCCGACAGGTCCGTGGGTAGTCCAACAGAACAGAGGTTAGAAGCGAATACGCAAGGGACCAGTAATTACTTAACGAGTGTGCAGAAAGATAATTTATTACTTGAAAAGCCTTCACTGCTAGGTGGTATTGGAAAAGAAAACGAGTTTGGCTCACAGTACAGGCAAGGAAACAGAGTGTATAGTTCCGATGCTTGTGCTATGGCATTAAATTCTCAGCCGGTTGGAAATGCTGGTGGAAATTCATATTTATACATTGTTGGCTATCGTATCAGAAAGCTAACACCCAGAGAATGTGGCAGGCTTATGGGAGTATCGGACGAGGACATATCCAAAATGGCAGCAGTAAACAGCAATACGCAGTTGTATAAGCAATTCGGAAACAGTATTGTCGTAGATGTTATGTGTGCTATGTTTAAAAACTTAAATATCAACCAAGGAGATACAGTATGAAAGACGAAACAAAGCAGGAAATACAGATTTTACTTGACCTACTTAAAGGCAGTCTTACAAGAAATGGTGTAAGTATGGCAACGGACAATAGCGGCAACTTGATGTTCTTTGATACATCTGTCTATGTCAGAAGCAAAGGCAAGGAGTTTGACGGATTCAGAATTAACATTAACGATTTAGTGAAGTAACAATGTGACAGAACTTGAAGAGGTAATTATGGCAGGCAATTTTATTAAAATTGACAGAAAGATTTTAAAGTGGGAATGGTGGAGCGATATTAATACATTCAGACTTTTTATGTATATGTTGATAAGTGCCTATTGGAAAGACGGAAATTATAAAGGCAAGATAATTGAAAGAGGGTCTTTCCCCTCTTCAATGTCTGAATTATCAAAAGAAACTAATTTGTCTGTAATGGAAATTCGTACCTCGCTAAAACACTTACAATTAACAGGCGAAATAACAAGCAAAGCAACAAACAAATTCACGATATTTACTGTGGTTAACTACAATTTGTATCAAACAGATAACAAGCAAGATAACAAACCAATAACAAGCAACTTAACAAACAATCAACAAACAGATAACATTCTATTAACAAACTCTATATTAAAAGAAAGTAAGAATGAAAGAACGGAAGAAATTAAAAAAGACAAGAATATAGAAAAAGATATTGATAAATCAATATCCAAAAAGAAAAGTTATTATCCCAATGATGAATTGCTTGATGAAGCATTTAACGAATATGTGACAATGCGTAAGAGAATTAAGAAACCTATATGCACCGACAAGGCATTGCACAGGGCTATGAATGCTCTTGAAAAGCTATCGGGTGGAGATAATGACTTAGCTGTTAAAATTCTCAATCAGTCAGTAGACCATTGCTGGCAAGGCTTGTTTGAGCTGAAAGAAGATAATTCTAATAAGCAGGGCAATCAGAATTTTAGCAAGGGTGCTATTGACTGGGATAATGTGTAAAGGAGAACAAATGTATGGATAGAGATTGTAAAAATTGCGTATATCATTCAAGTGGCAGTTGTAGTCAATGGGATTGTAGATTTACAACAATTAACGATGTGAGAAATAAGGCTGTTGATGATTTTGCAGCAGCAATCATTCCAAGACTATCAGATGTGATATATTCGCAGGATATTGCGAGTATGACCAACTTGATTAATGAGATTGCAGAACAGTTAAAGGCAGGTGATAAGAATGAGCAGATTAGATGATACACTTAAAGGGACTGATTTTAGAAGTGATTATCCGCACAACGGAAGAACTGAATCGCTTTTAAGAACAATAGCAGTCAACAGTGCTATTATATGTGACAAACTAGATACTATTTCTAATCAATTGAAAGGAGGTAGTAATGACAAGAGAAGAAACAGTTAAAATCATCCGCATTATGTCTGATTGCTACCCAAACTACAAGCCTAACAACCTATCAGAGACAGTAGATGTGTGGCAGATGATGTTAGACGAATACAGTTACAATCAAGTGTCGATAGCTTTAAAAGCGTATGTTACATCTGATACAAGTGGATTCGCACCGAGTGTAGGAGAAATAGTTGCTAAAATACAACTTGTATCACAGCCGCAGGAACTTGACGGAATGGCGGCGTGGGGATTGGTTAGCAAGGCTTTAAGAAATGGCACATATGGGGCAGTTGAAGAATTTAACAAACTACCGCCGTTAGTCAGACAGGCAGTTGGTATTCCTGATAACCTCAAAAACTGGGCTACATCAGATTATCAGACGATTGAAACAGTAATACAATCAAATTTTCTAAGAACCTATGAAACAATTGTTAAGCGTGCAAATGAAATAAATCGTATGCCAGACAATATCAAATCACTTATCGAAAAGACGAATGCAAATTCGTACAAGGCTCAAATCGAGCAAAAATTCCAAAGAGATATAAATACATTACAAATTAAAGAAAATGCCCTTATCGGTCAAAATATAAATGCAGAAAGCTATTGTGAAATACTTCAAGATATTCAAGACAAAATAAACGCCATGAGGTAATAATTATGAAACCTAAAAATTGTATTTATCCAGATTGTTTTAATTGTATGTTGGAAGATTGCATATACAACGGACTTGAGCAGATAGATACAGCTCAACAAAACAAATTTGATAAAGATATTGCTTTTGAAAATAAACTGGAACACTTAGAGCTTAAACAGAGAGCAAAAGCTATATACGACAGAAAGTACGAACAGACAGAAAAAGGCAAAGAAAGACGTAGGCGATACAACTGGTCAGAAGCACATAGAGTTAGTCAGAAGAAATATTTTCAGACAGAAAAAGGCAAAGCTGCGCAGAAAAGATATAAACAATCTTATAAGGGTAAGGTTGCGCAAAATAAAATAAACGCTAAGAGAGTTGAAACAGGTAAAAACGCTATCTACTGTAGGAGATATCGCGAGAAAAAGAAAAGAGAGGCTATGCTAAATGAGTAAGTCGGAACAACGAAGATTTCAAGAACAAATGATGAGAGTTCAATTAAGCAGGCAAAAGAACAAAGAAAATAAAGAAATGTTTGGTAACGCCTTGATAATTCTGCTATGGGTTTTGCATGACAAGTTTGGATTCGGTAATAAGCGATTGGAGCGTCTTATTGACGAAATCAATAAATTTAATGAAGATTTCAATGCAGGACTTATAGACCCAAAAGAGCTTATTGAACAGTTAGAAGAAGAAACTAAAATCAAAATTAAATATTAAGGAGTGTGGCTTTATGAAATTTTCAGATTTTACAAAGCCAGAACTTGAAAAGATTATTGAAAATGCCAATTTTACCGAGGAAGAAGTGAGAATATTTATGCTTCTTTCTCGGAATTTTGCACAAAAGGAGATAGCGCACAGATTGTCAATATCTACAAGAACGTTAGAAAGACGGGTGAGGAATATTAAGAATAAGATTGAGAGGGTGGTAAATGAGTGGAACTAA